TGCGACCGCCTACTCCGTCTTGTATAACATGAAGTATGTAAGTTCCTACTCTCATATTACCGGGAGCCGCAACAGTCCTATTACCTCCAAGAGTTACAGTTGCTACTTGTCCTAAAAATAGATCCCAAGATATAGTAGCCCCATCTGTAAGAGTCTGTGTAGAGGCGTTCGCATAAGCAGTATTATATGAACCATATACTGTAAGTTGATGGTTACTGCTAAGAGTAGTGCTACCTACAGTTAATTTACCATCGGTGTTAAATTTTAAGTTACCGCCTGTTGCTAATTTTGCATCAGTTATTGCAGAGTCTGCCACGATGGTAGAAGTTACAGAACCAGTCGGCGGCACTCCTACATCTACTATAAAAGGGCTACTGTTAGAATATTTCATATACATTCTAGCATTAGCAGCAGGTCCGCCCGTATATGTAGTGCTAAAGAATTCACCTATCTCATAAGTTCCTATATTAGCAACAGCATGTACTAAATCTTTTTCTATACGGTATCCTATACCGTATCTAGAAAGATTTTGTCCTAAAACAGAATTTTTATTGAAAGTACTATCTACCTTATAAAGGGCTCCAGTTGTTGCATCTACATACAACATACCATTTGGAGGAGCGGTAGCTCCCCCTTCGTATGTTATATTTGTAGAGTTAGGTATGCCAGAACTATAAAAATTTTGTAATAAAGCAAACAGAGTTTCATTTATTTGAATTCTAGCAGTTCCTAAAGAGGTGCTCGATGTAGGCGTTGAAAATGTATTTGAACTTGGCATTACTTATGCTCCATCTGCTTTGATATCTACGGTAATACCTGTAACAGATACTCCATTGCTAGAATAATATAGAGATATGCCGCATTGATTATTAGTTTTACCTGTAATAATTGGCACTACTGGGTCTGTGCCAGATGTTTGACTAACTGTTATAGTAGGGACTACAGTAAATCCAGAGGCACCGTAATCTATAGTAGTATTACTAGAATTTATCGTATTACTAGTAGAAAATACTTTTCTAGTTAAGTTAACTGCATATCTAAGCTTATCCAATATAGTAGACACTTGTCCGGGTTTGGAATTTACTATAGAAACTCTAAGTTGGAAATGTCTAAAAGTAATATCAGATTCAGTTAAAGGAGCCCAACCATCGTTGGTTGCAAATCCTACGAAAGCATTAGTATTAACTTGATTATTACCAGAGTAATAAACATTACTAGCAGTTGAATATCTTAAGTCTACGTTGTAAGATATAGAATTACTTGGCCCCTCAAAAGTAGATGTTAATCTGTCATTATACTGTGTTAAATTAACTAATGCATAAGAAGTAGCACTTCCACTTAAATTAGCTAATATATTGCTACCTGTAGACACTCCATTTGCAAAATAAGTATTACTAAATTGAATTATGCCTAAAGAAGAATTTGTCACACTAAGTATAAGGGCATAACTATTAGCGTTTGATACATCATCAACAAACTGTCCATAGTTCCATATAGCATAAACATTACCACTAGGACCTCCGCTTGTCAATGTTTTATTATCTGTATCATACGTTGCTATATCTAAAAACGTTGTAAGAGCGCTATCTTGAAAAAATCCAGGACTTTGTAAGGCGTCAGATACCCCAACGAGAACATTTTCTTTAAAATCATTATATGTTGAAGTAACACTTTGAATAACGTTTACACTAGATACTAACCTGCCAGTAATAAGTTGTCCTAAATCTCTTATTTGAGTATAATATACCGCATTAGCAGACGCATTAAGATCTGTAACGCCTGCAGCAACCGTAAATCCGATAGAAGTACCGTTAGAGTTATCAACTATACTTCTACCTGCTCCTGCTATTCCTCCATAAACAGAATTAGCAAAACTTGGATAATAATATTCAAAATAATTATTATTAGTAGATCCAGATATATAGTCATTTGCACCTGGATTATCTTCGCTGAACGCTCTAAAAGTAAATAGGCTAGCTGGTCGTATAGTAGTTATAGTGTATACAGCTATATCAGATGCTTCACACTGATTACCTGTTGTATCTCTAGTTCTTAATAAGTAAGTAAAAGTACCATACTCTCTAACAGGCGCATTTAAGAAACTTACGTTAGCAAAAGCAGATCCTATACTTGTTGAGGATTCCCAGTTAGATTCTGTGACAGAACTATAAGTTCCTGTTAATTGTTTTATCTCAAATTGATATAAGTCTATTTCTAGAGGATCACCGTTTTGATCTCTAGGAACTGTCCAAGAGAATAAAATTTGATCTCCAAGTTGACTGGCTGAAAACCGGGTTACTCCGTCTGGTTTAGCAGTTTTACCCACTATATCTGCTGAGGTTTCTGTAGTAATACCTCTGATATCATTATTAAGAGGTGTAACTCTAGCATAAAAACGATAAGCACCAGCAGAGGCACCTCTTTCTATATTATCAATCTTAAAATATAATTTTCCGTCTTCTGCTATACCGCTAGCAGACACTTTTACAGTAGTATAAGTAAGCAGATCAGCTCCAGAACTATTATCTGCTATTTTATAAGATATTTCATAGTCTGTAACAGATTGATTAACTATAGGAGTAAAACTTATAGTAGCTCTAACAGCAATACCAACTTGTTTATCTCTGTAAAGAGATTCAGATATTTGTAAATCTGTTACTTTTCCTATCGGTAAAGTATCAATATTTACCTGTTTAGTAGAATATGCGCTTTTTCTATTAAAACTATTCTTGTTTCTAGCTCTTACAACATAACTTCCTGGGGCTATATTTTTTATCTTTCCTTCTTTACTTATGTCTAAGGATTCAAAAGTTTTACTTAAACTTACGTTATATACTTTATAAGATCCTAATTCGTAAACTCCTGGATATATTGTGTTGTCATAGTCCAAAGTGAATGTATTAGCTGTAGCATTTAAATTTCCTACAGTGCCTTGAATATCATTAGATATATTTACGCCCGTAACTCCAGATATATTAGCAGTAAGCGATGTAGCAAATTTAACTCTGTAAATACAATTAGTAGTTAAATAGGAGTTATAACTAGGGCTTGAAGGATTGTAACTAGTCTCAGAAACAGCATAGATATTACCAGAAAATAAAGAAATATTATCTCCTGGTTCTATGATAGGGACAGTATAGTGGTTTGTTCTTACGGTAAGAACTTTTCCAGTTCCAGTCTGGACAGTAATATTAGATTTACTATCCCACGTAAAAACACCCTGAGCTTGTTCTTGATTATCAATATATACTGAAATTGCAGTCTTATATCTTGGTACTATGTTTATATCAACAGTAGAAGATCCTGCAACAGCTATAGCCTCAATATTAAAAGTCTTTGTAAATATATGTGAATATCCTTCTAGATACACGCTATTATTATTAAATTTAGTCTGATCTAAAAGTTGACTTATTTTTAGGTAGAAAGGAGGCTCAGGTAAACTATCTAATAAGAAAGTCTCTGGGTGGTTAGCGCTTACACTATTATTAACCTTTAAAGTATTATTACTTAAGTTAAAACTCTCTATAGGCATACTAATCTGAGTTACTATAGGATTATATCCTACATGCCCTATATCTGCACCTGTATCTGTTTTCTCATTAATAGGTATTCCTACATAATCAATACCCTTTAGGTTACCAAAAACAGCCGGGTCATCATTAACTAATAATACATTTTTATTAAAGTTTAAGTCTATTGCACTAGCTAATCCAGTAACAGTAAATTCTAAGTTACCATTTTTTATAGTTTTATCTCCAGTAACATCTACTCTATTTACTGATGTGCATAACAAAGGTATAGATCCTAAAAGGGTATTAAACCCATTTTTGCCTACCAGAGCTACTCCGATACCATTAGATATATTAGAAGTATTTTCTACGGTTATTGTTTTATATGCCATTACGATATGCCTTGTGCCAGCACTATTTCAGAGGGTTTAGCTAATTCCATTTCTGTAGCAATAGAAATTGGGTATCCGGTAGTATCAGTAGATGCATAAATCTCTAAGTCATACTGTACTGAGCCATCTAAATTCTTTATAGGTCTAGGTATTACTTTTAATATAGGTGCAGGAGGTGGTATTAGAGGATTAGCTGTATCGGTATATTTAACAGGAACGTAACTAATAATGCTATCAGAATCTGTATATACGTTAGATACATATTCTGTAGCAGTTATAGTAACTAACTCATCAGTATCTCTTTCTACGTTTACTATCTTAAATAGTTTATCATTAGTGTTGGTATAGTAATTAGAAGGATCTACCTCTCCTAAAGACCATATATCACCTTTTACGGGAACATTATTAGAAGTAAAATTACTAAAAGAAGCAAATGTTCTAGTTTGTGGTTTGTATACTTTTTGAACTGTAAGTTCAATAATGTCTATGCCTGCATTAACATTAGAACTAGATACAGAACTATAAGTATTATTACATATATACAACTCTACTCTCTCTGTCTCTCTATTAATTACTCTCAAAGCTATGGGTTTAGTGTTCCCAGTTATGACAGAACCTGTAATAGCGGGACTAGTAAAGTGTTCTAGTATTACATTTCCAGTAGCTGTAGTAGCGTTAGCAAATACTCTTCCTCCGTAACCCCAAGCTATACCTCCTATTCTTTGAGATACTGCTATAACATCTCCAATGGTAGAGGTCATACCTTCAGCAGGCGTTTTAAAAGTAGCCTTTCTTCTGACATATTTGCTAGATGCTAATAAATACTGCCCAAACCTCATTGCCTGACTTCGTCTATCACAACCAGGTAAATCTATAGATTTTACATTTTCTATAGAATTAAGCTCAGATATAGCGGTAGGGTCGTCTATTCTTACTAACTCTCTACGAGAATGGTTTCTAGGCTCAAGATAAGATACCTCTACGCCTGTTAAAATTTCTGACTCTCTGATACCACTAATTAGTAAAGAGTTTTTTAAGATATTTGTCTCATTATATACAGCTACGGGTATTTCATCAGGAAGATCTACATTTAATGAGATCTTTCCGCCAGAGTAGAACAAGATACCTCTAAATATAGCAGTAATCTGATTAATAATATCCATAACTTGTTTTTGGCTGTTAAGAGATATATTACAAGTAAATCTGCGCTCTATGATCTGAGTTCCTAAACTAACTCCAATTTGATTTTCTCTTACTGTGGTAAATTTACCTCTAGGTTTACTTCTAAAGGTGCCGTCTGCATATCCAGTGACTCCTGTAAATCTACCTGTCTTAGGGTCAACTGCATCACAATATTGAGCTATCTTGTAGAATTTAAACTTATCTATGTTACCTTCTGGTATTCCTAATCCGTAAGACTGGTTAGTTAATAAATCATATAGAACCCATATAGGATTCTGAGTCCATTTATAGACGAAAGTACCATCCCAGGATCCTTTATAAATTATGGGATTAGCTTCTGTAAGCTGAGTAGAAGATCCTGGATTTTCTAAGCTATATCCACAAGTAGTGTAAGAAAGAGCGCCAGAAGTAGGAGTTTCTAACTCTCTCCAATCAATTTCTCCTGTAGCTAATACAGGTTGATTATAATTACTAGGAACCTTTATTATAAGGCCTTTTACAAGCGAAGTAACAGTAGGAATAGAGCCTGAATATTCAGCGGTAGATTTTAAAGCAAATCCTAGCAGTGCTGTTCTAGGATAGACTTGTTTAGAGTTTTTTATTTCATCCCATCCAACAAACTGTATAGTATCTTGTATTTTAGAGCTATCTGAATCATCAGTAATTTTTTCAATTTTAAACTGATATCCATTTCCACTCTTAACATTATCAGGTATAATAGCTGAGATTTGAAATTTAAAATTAGTATTAGTTTTTCCTGATATAGTTTTTTCTATTATTAAATCATCCCCGTTTTCGTCTTTAAGTATATTAGCTCCTGTATAGTCATAAATAGTTATTTTAACACCTACCGAGTAACCACTGACGTTACCGTTGTTATCCATACTTTGCAGCCCAGAGATTAAGAAATTAAATTCTAAGCTATCCCAGGCGCTTTGACTCGTGTTTTGTGTAACAACTACTTTAGGTATACTCTCTAAATTACCCTTTTTAAGACTTACTGGAGAGTTTAGTCCTTGAGGCGTTACAGTTTTACCAGCAAATCTACCTAAACTAGCTGGCAATCCTTTACCTGTAACTGTCCCTGTTGACTGTGCCGTATAGAATAGTTCAGTATTTACAGTTCCATCACCATCTATTTTTATTAAGTCGTCTATAGTAGATTCGTTAAATTCTATATCTTGAGGTCCATTAGGATTAATACGATATACTGGTCCCTCTCCTAAAGCTAAAGTGCCAAAGAAAATATCAGTAGAAAATAGAGAATTAGGCGCCTCCACAGCAGGAGCTGGAGAAGCTCCCTTTCCTCCACCCTTATTATGCACGCGAATGCCGTTGGCTATATAGGTATGATCATTTTCTACAGTAAAATTATATACTTTACTTTTACCTATATTTTTAATTTCTAAGATAGGTCTATAATATCCTAATCTATCAACTAAGACATCATCTATTTGTAAATTACCTATAGCTGTAAAAGCCATATTCTCATTTAAAACCCAGTGATTAGGTGTTATTTTAAAACTACCATTCCAAAAAGAAATATCTACTAGCTCATCTTCGTCGTGCTCGAATACTTGAATGACTTTATTCTTTGATAGTTTACCATAATGATCAAAGCTAATTACTATATCATCTACTCGTATTTCTTCAATAGGTTTATTACCGCCAGGAATATCTATAAGGGTTCCTGCCGCGAAGCATCCTCCTTTACCTCCAGAGATAAAGGGCACATATCTACCGTTTATAATATAGTAAGATTTATACATAGCTTGATACATTAATTACATCACCTTTTTCGTGATTAATAGTATTTACATCCGCACTAATAATCTGGCCGCCAACTCTCAACATACCATAGTTTAAAGGTATAGAATTACTGCTGTCAACTGTATTTATTATACCATCGAAAGCATCATTATTTCTTCTATCCTGATCTGTTATACCTGTATCAGATCTTTTTGGCTTAGGCATAATAGCTTGTATAACTGCGCCTAGAGCAAAGCTAATAACTGTTCCTACTACTGCTCTTACGACAGCCTGTCCTACTACAGAAGCTGTTATTGTCTCTAAGTTTCCACATATTAAAGGAACTATATAACACCCCGTTTGATCATCTGGTATCTCGTCTCTAGTTAACCAGGCATCTGGAAATGGTTTAAATTCCGTAGTTAATAATAATATTCTAGATTTGTCCAGACTTGGATAAAGATTCTTAATATAAGACAAAAGATCCGATACTTTATGAATATCAGCTGATATTTGGGTTTGTGAATTGGATGGTAATAATATTTTATGAAAGCGTATATTATACATAGCTTGCCACCGATATTATAGCACCTTTATCGTGAGATATAGTATCTACATCTGCACTAATAATTTGCCCTGCTACTCTTAACATACCATAATTAAGTGGTATAGATTGATTTGGGTGCACAGTATTTATTTGGCTATCAAAAGCATCATTATTACGCCTATCTCCAGAATCAGCAGAATCCATACTTTTAATTTTAGGTTTAATAGGAACTAATACATTTTGAGCTATACTACCCACTGCGCTTGCAAGTCCTGCGGCTAGATAAGATCCTACTGTTGGGGCTGTTATACCTGAGGCAGCAAATCCACCGGTAGCTAAAGATGCTCCCTCTAAAGCAACCGTCCCAAAAGATTGAAAGGCTCCAGCCCCTAAGGCGCCTGCAGCTCCGCCTATTAAACCTCTTAGTAAAGCTTGACCGAAACTTGCTCCCTGCACTAAAGATATAGTAAAGCTAGTGGCAAAACCTATGGCAAAACCTATAGCCATAGCTTCAAGTCCACTACCACGAAAAATAGGAACTATATGATAAGTCTCTCCATCTTTAGCTAAGAATAAAAACTCTTCGGGAGATAGACACTTACCTTTATGGATTATAGCTATCTCTTCAAGCTTACTAAATCGTGCATGTCTTACAAGACGTTCTAACTCGGGAAATAGATTCAGAGAGTTTAAAAACAAGAAATAGATGACATCTGTCGTCATTTCTAATTGTTTGATACCATTAGTGTAAGGTAAAAGACTTTTATGAAATGATACGGTTACATTAGACAAGATGTCGCTCTTCTAACTCTTCATACATAAGAGATTTTAGTTTTTTATCATACCAATAAATATAGAAACGGTTATTGAACCCTACTATAAACTTGTAGCAGTCGAAAACTGTGCTGGCCATATCTTCTTCGCTAGGTATAGGATTATCACTTCCTGGATGAGAATGAACTATGCCCCACGTAGTATCTTCATATTGTAATAAACTAACAGGATCTAAGATAAAATTAGTTTTTGGAGATCCGCTGATATTTTTACAAGGCACATACTCCCAGTCAGTAGTTATTATACCGCATGCCTCCCTAGGATACTCATTAATAAAATGAGTAGTCATTTGATCTTTTAATTTTTCTAAAACTGATGCCATCTATAAATATCCACCGTATATTGTTTATAATATCTACCGTAAGGAGCTATCCAACTGTTATTACCTATCATAGTCTGTAGAATTTTATCTTTACCAAGATAGAGAGCGCAGTGATTAGCAATATTGGTAGTTCCAATAGACATAATAATCATATCGTATTCTTTCGGAGTTTTAACAGACCTAAACCCAGCTCTCTCAGCACTAGGCTTACCAAACAAATGGTTATTAGTTTCTATATACCATTTTTCTTCTGGATTACTACAAAAATCTGCAGTAGATAGAGGTATCTCTATACCTAATTCGTGTTTATATACCCATCGAACGAGATTAAAACAATCTATACCTATATCTGGATTATCTCCTAAATGTTTATAGGGAAATCCTTCGTATTTTAAATATCTTTCCATCTAATTATATACTTTATCTTATCTCTATATTCTTGATTAAGTTCATCAATTTTTATGTATTTTCTATGATGAATAAATCTATTTAATCCAATATAAACACCGAAATGTTGTGGTCTAATATCTCGCAATTTAAAAAGAATAATATCAAATTCTTGTATGTCTGAAAGATTTACTAATTTTGCTTGATTAAGTGTAATAAATCTATCTATATCTTCGTAAGATACTGAAGAGCCCCAGTTATGTTTGAAATGATACTGACTCATTTCTTCGATACCCTGAATACGATATCCTTGATCTTCACATATCTTCTCTATAAGAGTCAAACAGTTATAACTTTCATAGGGCAGGTATAAGTATGTAGTCCAATCCATTATCTTGGTAAAGTCCCTCCTGTGCCAGGAAATCCTCCAAAATGAAATTGATTACCTCGTAACTCACAAGCCTGTAAGTTTTTAGCGCATACGTCTTCTGATAAAGTGTATACAGTTTCATTACGAATATTAAAAAATCCATTAGCAGTAGCTCCGTCTGCTAATAAGGTTCCATTAGATACAATTAAAGTGTTAGATCCAGGTATGAGACCTGTTCCGCCAGTAGGATACTGACACTCACTTCCTTTATACACCCAAGGGCAGACATTCTTATAGAATTTACGTCTAGGTAATTGTAATTTAAAATACTGTAACCAACTGGTTAATGAAAATGTTGCAGTTTGCTCATTTAATTCACTAAGACTATCAATTTTAAAAGTATCTAGCACATAGTTTTCAGAATCACGTTCTTGATTTACTATAAATACGTTAGATCCTGGTATAAAATTAGCGCCTACATCTGTATTACATACTAGATATGGGTGATTAATTGCTACTATTTCAAATTTATTAGAACCTGTCACACTATTGGTAACAATATCTCCTACTCTATAAGGTAAAGTAGTTACCATATTAATTAAATTACTTGAAGATCCATTATAAGATTCAGTTGATACGGTGCTGTATTCAGGCCACACATCGAGAAAATTGGCAAAAGTAGTTTTTATCTCTACAACAGCACCAAGGAGATCTCTAGAATCTAATTTTAGTTTAGTCCAAGTTCCGCCAGTAGATAAAGTGGAATCATAATCAAATGCTGCATTAAGTCCTCTGGCTTCCCTTACGCTAGCATCGTAACTACCATGTGAAGGAACTGTTCTAGGATCTATGCCGTTTACTAATTCTCCGTTAACATAAGCAGTGGTAGATCCTGTACTATTATTACCTACAAGAAATGGGTTTTCTACAAGAGATCCTATAAGATTATCAAAGTTAGATACTGTAATAGATAGGTCATTTATTTTACCAGACGAATCTGTGCTTAAGACACCGCTGTTAATAGGATATGGTATAAACTCCTGACCACCCATATGAACTCTATAGTTTATGTCTGAGATATAATCTCCGCGAATTTCAGCGAATTTAAATGGAAAACTATAAGGCCAGACAAGTCCTGCTCCGTCTCCACTTGGATTACCATATTCATTAGTAGGATACCACTCTCCAGGATAATATATAGTATATAGTCTAACCAGCGGCTTTTGCTCAAAACTATTCTTCTCTTTAATAAACTTGCTTACGTTAATAGCACTAACCGTAGCAGTTCCTGTAGTTTGTTGAGTGTAAGTAGAAGTAGTGTTGCCTATGTCATGAGTATTAGAACTAGTAGTCTTAACTATGTAGTTACTGAATATCTGTTCACCAACGTGAAATTCAGCAATCGTATTAGATAGTTTTACCTTAATATTACTAGTAGCTACATCTACATTGGCTATGATTGCCTCTGTTAGAGAAGTAACGCCTATAATAGTATTACCGGCCTTAAACCCTGTAGTTGTATTTACTTTTAATATGTAGTCGTAGTTTCTAGAAGTCATTAACTAAATACCTCTTTTAGCTTCATGCTAACAGTATAGAAATTTTGAGAAGGTTGTGATCCAGAACTAGCCACATGAGTAGTCTGAACAGGACCGTCAAAACGAACAGTTACAGAGCCGCTATCATTAATATGGCTAAGATCGAATACAAAAGATTCATAATCACCACTTCTAGCATTATAGAAATTATCTATAGCTATTTTATGAACTCCAGATATGTTTGTATAGGTAAGATTATAATTACGACGAGGACGACGACTGCGCAGACGTCTAGTCTCATATCCTGCCTGACTCTCGAAAGTTAAAGTATCAAATTGTTTATCAGTAGAGAAGCCACGATCTGGTTTTCTATCAGACATAGTAGTAAATCTTTCTACTTGCGTAGAGGTGCCGGAAAAAACTCGGATATCTAAATTAGCAACATTTGAAGCTAGTGCCGGAGATATATCTATACCATAACTACCTAAGGTAGAACTTGGAAAAGTATATGCTGATGGATTTTGAACGACACCGTCTACAGATACCATCATCTGATTTGCCTCAGCAGGAGTTCCTGTGATAGCCCATGCAGTTCTAGACCCATTTATCTGATAATTATTTCCATTATAACTAAGAACTGAGCTATTACTATAAAATATAGGAGAGATCTGAAGACTATCTTTAGTTATTTTCAGAAAATCTGGCACTGCTAAAGTTTTTATCTCTAGACTCGTAGCACCTGGAGCTACTATAAAATTAACCGTTCCTTTATTATTAGATAGAGTATAGCTATTATAGGCCTGTACTATTCCGTCAACTACTATAGCGACTTCGGCCGGAGTGCCGACATAGCGGCCTATATTAAAACTAGTAGTCAAACCTGTAGAAGTATAGGTAACACTACTTACTATGGAATAGTTATCTGGGGATACATTTGCTCCACTAGGATAATAGGATACCATTACATACCTCTCAAGGTCTTACGAATTGGACCGTTATTCTGAATATCTCTTACTACTATATCTACTATCATATCTCTTCCGTTTACAGATACCTTCGGAGTTCCCACTACTTCTTGTGAGGTTCCTTGATTATTTACATTTACCATAACATTTCCTGGAGCAGTTTGTCCAGTTGCATTCATCTGATTAAGGGTTTGTCCTCCTATGGCCATAGCGGCTGGACGACGAATGACAAACTCACCAGGTTCCAATAGTGCGGGAACTCGGTCTCTTAGACCCGCATATCCGCCAGCGGCCATGTGTTTTACAGGTCCTCCGACCGAACTATATAAAGGTCCAGAGAGGCTAGGCATAACACCTGCAGGAGTAGGCCCACTAAATAATCCGCTAAACCAGCTGCCTATTCCACTAAATAAACCAGCTCCTCCAGCTCCTGCTGCGCCACTAAATAATTGTTTAGTAGCTATTTGAGTTAAAGCAGTTCCTAGAGCACTTACTACAGTATAGATAAATGCTTTTTTCCAATCACGAGTAGCTGCTAAAGTAGCCGCAAAAGTAGTAGCAGCTACAGTTCCTACTGTCTGAAAGTTAACCCCTAGCTCTTTTAGCTTATCACCGAATCCTTGTGATGCCTGCGCTGCTTCGTTAGTAGCTGCAGGCATACCTCCTACTGTTTGTGGGCCGTTCGTAGAAGTAACTCCCGCTGCTCCAGTTTGTCCAGGAGCAGGACCACCTGCTCCGACCATTGTAACTCTAAGGGCATTACCTGTAAATACACTCTGCAATATTTGATCACCTGTTTTGGCTAGCTGGTCTCCTGTTATAGCAGTATATAGAGAACCAATAGCGCCTCCAACCAAATTCTGTAAAGGCTCAATTAAGAATTTCTTTAAAATAGCTGTTTGGATAGTTTCTGCAACACTAATAGCTAACTTCTGCATACCTTCTCTAAAAGCTTGAATAGTAGGAATACCTTGGTTGATAGCTTTAAAGAAATCTAATACTGCTGTAGATAGGTTTTCTTTAATACCTCTACTAATATCTTCAAAAAGTTGTTTAACTTTATTTCTTTGGTCTGCTATTTCTTGAAGTTTAGAAGCGTATGCTTGAGCAGCTATTACTTCATCTTTAGCAGCCTGAGCTATAGTGGTATCATATCTAATAGAAGCTAAGTTAGCTTCAGTTTTTAGTCCAGCTATCTTATCTTTTAATAATTTTGCATCTGCTTCTCTACCTTGATCTTCAGCTACTCTAGCTAAGGCTGTTGTTTCTTCAGTTTGTTTTTGAATTTCTGCTAGTCTTGCTAGTTCTGCACTAGCTCCGCCAGCCCTTGCCTTATTTACGTCTAGTTCGCCTTTTGTTCTTTCAAGTATATTTCTACTTTCTTGGTTATATATTTGATTAGATAATTCTATATTCTTAATTAGTCTATTTTGAGCCTTAGCTAAGTCTTGTTCAAAATTTTCAAATATATTAGTAGCTGAAATACTTCCCTGACCTAGTTGTCTATTTATTAATTCTTCATATCTTGATAAAAATATCTTGAATACTTCTTTTTGCTGTTGTAATAAATCTAGTTGCTTAGCTACTAGATCTAATTCAAAATCTCGCTGTAGTTTATTATCAAGAGCTATATCAAGATCGGCTATAGCTTTAACTCGCGCTAAATCATCTTGTAACTTAAGAACAGCTAATTCATTTTGAATTTTTAATTTATCTAAAGCATCTCTTTTCTTTATAGCTTCATCTTCGAAACGTCTTTGATTATCTATTAATACTTTTCTACCTTCTAAAGCAGCTAACTGTGCTTGTAAATCTTCTTCTTGTAATTTTAATTTATTCTCTGAAGCTATAAATTCTTTTTCTGCTGCCGCTTTTCGTTCTTGGATTAAGGACAGTTCTCTAGCATAATTTACATTAGCTATATCCTGTTCTAATTTAAGTAGAGTTTCCTGAGCTACTAGATTTGGAGTTCTAGATAGTGTTTCTTGCTGTAATTGCAGGGGGGCTAATGTTTTAGTAGTAGTTAATTCAAATCTAGCCTTATTTAATTCGCTTCTGGCATCTGCAAGTTGAAGAGTTCTATCTATTTGATTTTTTTGGACTTCTAACTCTGCTTGTTGTAATTTTAACGTAGCATCTACTGCTTTTTCTAATTCTTTTTGATAATTAATTCTAGATTCTAATAGGCGTACTTGAGCTTGGCCTGCTCTCTGAGTAGCTTCACCTTGAGCTTGTGTAAGGTTTATTTTATTTTGAATTAATAATTGCTCATATTGTTTTTCTAAAACGTCTAGTTGTTTTTGGTATTGTAAAGTTCTTTTTTCTTCTTGAATAGACAGTTGAAATGTTTGTTTACCGGCCTCAGTCATAAAGCCAACCTGAGCAGAAAGATATTTATTCAACTCTACTTGTCTAGTATTAATTATATTACTAGAATTGCTTATTTCTTTTTCTAACTTTTCTATATCTGCTAAAACTATGGCTCTAGCTTCTGTAGTATCTCTACCAGATATCTCTTGTTGAAGTAAATTTGTAAGAGTACTTTTATTCTGTTCTAAAGTTCTTTTATTAGTACTCAGTGCTACCTGTTCTGCATCTATAGCCTTTATACTGGCCTCTGCTAGATCTTTTAGAAGATTAATCTGATTTCTTTGTACTTCTTCTTGACTCCTAGCTAGGGTCTTATTTGGGTTAATAATCCCACTTACAGGTAGATTTTCTAATGCTTTAATCTGTGAAGAAAATGTAGATTCTACAAGTTTTCTAACTCTTTCTCTTTCAGATAGTTCTTTAGCTACTGCTTGAGTTACTTTCAATTGCTCTTCTAGTCGTATTCTTTGAGTAGCTATATCACTTAAAGCACCTAACTGTCGAGCTTTATCGTTTTGATCTTCTATTTTAGCTGCCTGAAAACTTCTTTTTTCTTCTTCTTCTCTAATAGTTTTTAGTCTTGTTTCTAACGCAATAACTCTTTGAGAAGCAGATTCAGCAGTTAGTAATCCTGTTTTTTGTTCTTGGTTAAATTTTGCTAATTCAGATATACCTAAACCTATATTTAAAGCCAAATCTCCTGTAAGTTTATCTATTTTTCCAGAATTATCTAGTATTGTAACTTGTTTATCTGCAAAATTTATAGCCCCCTTAGCCAACTCGCCAGAAGCAAATAATTTTATATAATCACTAGTCTGACCGCCAACTTCTGCAGGGGCAGTAGTTAATATTTTTATCAAATCAGCATCTGGTTTAATTTTAGCTATTTCTTGTATTATTTCTTTTGCTAAAAGTATTTTTTTTGTATTACCTGTGATTCGATCATATGTAGATATGTCTGACTTTAAAAAAGTATCTAGAGAATCTTCGAATTTAGCACCAAAAACTGAACTAGCTTTAGTTAAAGCGTCTTCCAAAATACCTCTAGCATAATCAGCACTTTCTTCTATATCTTTTTTAGATACTCTAAATTTAAACTCTCCTAGTTTTTCTTTAGCCAATTCATTGACTAAACCTGTTAAAGCTTCGTCAGTAGCCTTTATAGTTTCTTGTAATTTAACAAAATAATTAGTTATAGATCCTAAAATATCAACACCAAATGCCTGGCCTATTAACTGAGCAGCACCTAAAGTAGCTAGGAAAAGATTAAAATATCCTAAAGCCGAGCTTATTCCTGTGGCTAATCTACTCAATCCTCCGCCTAATTTTTCAAAAGTAGAACCAGCTATAACAGAAGAATTAGATGCTTTCTTTTGAGCTTCTTCTAATTCCCTGATAGCTATTGCAGCAGCATTAGCTTTAGATATAGATTGATCTAAAGCTTTACCTTGTAATCCTTTTTCGAACTGTCTACTTTGTTGCCTTTCTTGTAGAGCTTTTAATTCGTCTATACGTGCCTGTATCTGTTGAGGCTGAACTGTTCCTTCTTTAATAGATCTAATAGTTGCTGCTTCTGCTTTAGTTAAACCGACTCCAATGCCTTTTAAAGCTTCTCCAGCTTTTTCTATATTAGTAGTAAATGCAGGTCCTGTTAATGCAGAAGAAACTCTAGCACCGGTTTCTAGAGCTCGGGTAGACAGGTCTGTAAAAAAAGCCTCTAACAAAGTTCTTCCCTTGCCAAGAGCAAGAGTTAAGATACCTAAGAAGATCAATACAGAGTTACCTAGGTCTTTTCCAAAAAAGTTAGCTATTGGAGCTAAAAAGTCTGTTAAAATACTTCCTAGTTTATTTCCAACATCTACTATTCGCGCTGCTAATCTATTAAGAGCTTCCGAACTGGTATCAGTAGAAAGACTAATCTCTGAGTATTTTCTAGAACCCTCATCTATAATAGCATTAACGAACGCCTGTCTACGTTCAAAGTTAGTTAAGCTAGAAGCAGCTTTTCCTGTTTTAGATGCGTAGGCTTCAATGGCTGGTTCAATTCTTGTAAAAATACCCAGTTCGTCTAATAGTTCAGGCTCTAATTTAGCAGCACCTCTAACTAATCTGTTATATGAATCAGTAAGATCTCTACCCAGAGTTCTACTAGCCTTAGTAGCAACTTCTGATAGTGAATTTATTTGTTGAGGATTAAACCCTGCTGATAAAGCTAAGTTAGCAGCAGCAGAAGCTTCTTTTAAAGAAAGCTGTCCTTTAGTTATATCTTGAATACTATTTAAAATTTGAGAACCAGACTGACCAAAACTAGCAGCTAACGCGTTTGTTCCGGAAATAATTTGTTGGAAATCTGCTGCTGACTTTAAAGCAGCAAAGGCCTGTTGTAAAGCAAAGGTAGTCGCAGCCGCTCCTGCATAGGCAGCAACTAATCCACCTAATCCAGAAGCCTGAGAGGAGAAGGCACGACCTGTATTGGTAGATTCATTACCTAAACGTGTTTGCTTTTTAGCGCTTTCTTCTCCTGCTTTTCCTACTTTATTAATATCAGAAACTACTTTGTCAGCGCCCTGAGATTGAAATAAAGCTCTTACTATAGTTGTAATAGTGCCGGCCACTCTATCTCCTTGATTTTATTTCTCTTTGTTTCTCGTAATATTTTGCATATTCAGTAATAATATATGTTAGCAGTTCAAATACCTCTCGTCTATGCTCTATTTCGTAGAAATCAAAGATGTCTCCTATACCAGAAAATTCTTTGCCTAACCAAAGTCCGTTCATACCTTCAATTTTATCTGGTAAAATACTAAATATTAAAAGAGCCTGCTGAGTTTCTAAAGATAAATCCCCTGGTTCAACAGGAATATCTTCCTCAACAGGCTCTTTGCCCATTTGTCGACATATTTCAAAATATTGTTCTTTAGTAATGTTACCCCCAGAAAACGTTTCCTGAAGGTAACTTTTTAGTTTTTTAGATCAGTTTCTCTTTTCTTAACAGAGAATGCTTCTAGTAATAAACTGATCGAAAATACTACTATTTTTTAGTAGTTCAAGAGCTTCTTCAGTAGAATATGGTAACTCATCTTCTGCGTTCATTGCCGATATATCTACCGGTAGCAACTTTGGAAGATGTTTAACTTTAAGACCTTTCCAGCCTTTAATTACGCGTTCAGCGTAAGCCTCAACAAACTTGTCATTATCCACCTCCTCTTCTCTTTGGCGGGTGCGTTTGTTGAATTTGTACACTAGTGCCTGATTTCTAATTTTCATTAAGTCTTCGCGAGGAACATAGCTAATAGTAACTACGAAACCTTCTGCTTCTGGAAATTCTACATCAATAGTCTTGTCTCCAGTGACAAGTAGTGATTTAATTTTAGACATTTTTCCTCATAATTTAAAAATAAAGTGGCGCTTACCGTTTGATCGACGCACGATCGGATGAGGGGATCCCGAAAGATTGTCGCGGTAAGCGCCTTTGGTATTAAGTTAACTAGCCCCTCAACTAGTTAAATGTTACTTCTTAGCGTATAGGTCTACTTCACCACCGGTTGTAACGGTATTGATTGGTTCCTGTGCTTTGAAGTTTACTGATATTGAAATAATATCTTCAATTCCGTGAGTTGGAACGTCAAATACTACTGCAGGCATATTGAATGCTAAATATGGAGCAGTAACTCCTCCAACAACTAGGTTTGCATTTGAGAATGCAGTAGGAGCTGGACGACGATCATTAGCTAGATCACGTAGGAATTGAGCAGAATCTCCGTCTGCACCACGTAGGTAAGCAGTGAATGATCCTGTTACTTCTCTAGAACCCGTGAAGCTACCAATAGGGGTATTGACCTTTGATAGTTCTTCTGGAGTGATGAAGGTGATATTATTGTTATAGTTGAAGGTGAGAGTCGTGATTGGGAAAGTATAAGTTGTTGAAGAACCGCCTTCAGGCTGAAACTTAACAGTTAGGCTTGAAAGTCTATTCTTAATGAAGCTTGCAGTAGAGATTGTTCCTGCTACGTTCCACTGATCCCAAGGCTGATAAGAATGAGTTGCAGTGGTTACGTAAGCATTACTGTTAGCGTCTATTGTGGTTCCATTATTTAAAATACCACCAAACACAGATACTGCATTATTTCTAGGAGTACCAGTTAGTTCTATTAGGTTAGTGCCAAATCCAGACCAAGTAGTAGTAGCAACTGCGTCAATAGCAGCGTCTACTGCAGCCTGATTAACTGCTGTATTAGATACCTGATATATAACGTTATCAAGTTTAAAATACATATTATAAGTAGCAGATGTACCGAAATTAGGTGTATGAGCAGCAGTATTACCGCTAGCATTTCTAGCAGCACTAGCAAACTTTCCACCTGCCTGCCATACGCTAGTAAGCTTATTGGTAGTATAGGTAGAAGTATTTGACATAAGAGCTTGCCATAGATACCAATCTGAGGTAGGCATTGAATTACCTGACGTGTGAACCAAAGTACCGCCAGTAGTATTTTCAATACCAGTTGGACGGATATATGTTTGGAAATTCCACTCTACAGGGTTCATTGCTGTTTTAAAACGCTTACTAGAGCGATCTGGTGTAGTACCGCTCTCTAAGCTGTTGATGTCCTGAGTAGCTGCAGCCTGTGACATTGCATAACCTGCAAGGATTTCAACCTTCCAAGTATTTGCCGGTGTCATTGCTGATACTGCGTCTCCATCGTTAAGACTTACAGTAGAAAGGAACACTTCACTATTTCTTTGAAGGTTCAATGTTTGTGCCATAATTAACTCCTTAATATAACCCTATGAGTTAGGCGGTCCCTCTTATATTTTATAAGTATAACACCACTTACTATAGGGCGCAAATAATAAAAATTTCAAATGTTAGAATCTTGTATATATACTATTAACGCTCTAATCTCTACTACTCCATAAGGTTCCATTATGCCTTCATCTGTTGATAGAGACTGAACTCTACATTCAGTTACGTTTAGGTCTTTAAAAGTAGAACGATATTTCATAGAATCAATAATATATTGAATATCTTGAGCTAAATCAGCTGCTTTTTCTATAGGATTATCGTCGCTATAGACATAACCTCTGACTTCTAAAATAAAACTAGAAAAAACTTGTGCATCTCCTATTCTAGCTCTAGTTTCGGAACTAATAGGATAACAACAAATACTAGGAAAGTCGTTTAAAGTTGATAAATATTCTTGTTTTGCAAAAACGTTTGTAAATACATTAGTACAAAAAGTATACGGACTACGAGGGCTGTTAGGTAGGGTCTCTGTAGTTCCGTCTATTAGTTTGAGCGCCGAAACTATTTCATTCATAATCTGTCTACGTTTGCTACTCATCAATCATCCACATCATACTGAACCGTAATCATTATTTCTCCTAACCCATAGGGATCTAGTAAACCGGAGTCCGTGTCTATAGACGCAATTTCGGCAGATATGATCTTGTGACTTTGGTCATATTTAACACGCTCTAAAACATGAGTAATATCATCCACAAGATCTTCTAGTTTATACAGACTATGCTCTTCGTGTGCATAAATTCTAATCATAATAGTCATAAAAGCTTCTGTATTTGTTTTAGAATTATATCTATAGAGTTCTTCTCCTGCTTGAATATAAATAGCAGGAAAATCATTTATCTGATCTATATATTTAAGACCTTTAAACACGTTCTGTGATAAGTTGGTTTTAAACTGATATCCATATTGGCTCGTAGAGCCGTTTATAGTTTTCAGTTGTGTGATAAGATAGTTAACTATCTCTCTACGTCTACTTGTTGCCATTATTCTAAACTCTGATTAGCTTTTATTAGGTTAAACCTCTTACCAAACAGACTTCTAGTTACAGAGTTGAGGGAAGAACCAATAAGATCTTTTGGATTTCTAGAAGTAGCTTCGTGAACCCAGTAGTTAGGATCATAATAATATTGCATATTCTGTGTTCTTATATTAGCCATTACCTGTAGGCTATTTACAAATCTACCTGTGCGATAGGTTAATACTCTAGAAGACTTAGGAGGTCCTCCCACAGGACCGATAGGCATACGACGAAGCATCTCTCTTTTAGTTAGAGCAGTTATAGTGTCGTCGGTGATGAAATCACCCATAGTTTTAGTAGACCCTCTAGTCTCTCTTAAAATAGATACAATAGAATTAATTCTACTTTGAAAAGCTGCTTTATTTATACGAGGTATATAATTGTTTGGGTATTTAACTGTAGAAATAGGTATAGAGCCTCCGGAAGGTACTAATATTTGAGTAGTTACAGTAGGTGGAGCCAACAATAGGTCTTTGATATCTGTATCTTTAATTATTTTATCTACAGCTTGTCCTGATTTAGTTTGAATAGCTGTTTTTAGTCTTTCCAAAACTTTATTTTCATATGCAGTTGTATATGCTATATATAAACTAGAACTCTGCACCTGTAAGTTGGTGTTCTGTACTTTAAAACTCTCTGGTAAATAGGCTGAATATGACTTAACAGTTGCGCCAGATCTTATTACATACTGCATCCATAGATTCTGACCCTTAGCTCTGATTTGTTTAACTGCAACTGAATTTTTAAAATATAATAATTTAGGATCAGTCCCAGAATATTCTCCAGTAATAGCGCTATGTAAATTATCTTTTGCCCTGTCAAAAAAATCTTTAATAGTACGAGCAAGACGTTTAGCTTCTACTTTACTAGTATCTATAGAAGTGACTATCGGTATAACTAAACTAGATCCTTCAGGTTTTACTCCTCCTAAAATACTTTTTATATTTATCTGTCTACCTGTTAATCCTCTAGGAGTTTTTCTACTAATTTTTAAAGAATCGTCACTACCACCTAATAAGTCTATACCGAAAGAACCTTTAATTTCAATACCTCCTATAGTTTGTAATAAAGATAATCTTCTATTAGGGTCTTTTTCTGTGTTAGCAGCATTAACAAAGGCTTCTCTTAAAGATTGAAAATCTACTCCTTCTTCTAATTTTGCTAAATTCTGTCTTAATTCATCAAGAAAACTAAATATGGTGCTATCTTCTGTTTGATTATTTTCAAGAAGTTTATCTACATCAGCTTTAGTGATAGGTATGTCAGGTCTAGTATCTGAACTTGAAGTTCTAGGAAGTATAGTTCCAAATAACTGTCCTACATATGTTTCATAAGCTTTAGCATAAGAAGATTCCTGATCTTTAGATAATTTATTATCTCTTTTATAATACTTAGCAGTGAGTTCTTGGAATCCTGTGTTTTCAATAAAAACTATAGGCTTATCAACCATTACATCACAATCCTATAAAGATCCAACACGCGACGAATATGCGGAGCAAACCCACCTGTAAATTCAAAGGACGAAATACTTTCTCCTTGTAGAGAAACCGCTCTATTTTCTAACCCTTTATGTAATTCTTTAATATAGTCTAAAGTAACTAGTTTAACATCAGAAGGTATAGTATCATAACCACCGTTATAAGTAATTTTTACACCATGCGTATAGTTATAAAACTGTTTAACACCTAAGATACTAAGAGTCTCTCTACCTGTGTCTTGCCCAACGTGTTTAGTTATTTCTCCAGTAGCTCCATACCATGTATACTGTTCTCTATTTAAAGATGAATCATAGGTAGTAATAGCATCTTTAGAACCGTTAAAATGCATTAATAACGTAGTGTTTGTATCTGTTGAATATGTGTAGGTTTGTGGCACAAAATTAGCATTGGCTCTGTAACTATTTAGGGACATTCTTATCTCATCTAACTGACCTGAGAAATACTGTTTATCTGTTAAATTTTGTCTTCCTATCTCTACGGGTGCGGATAGGTTAGGGAATACATTAGATACTGTTACTACAGGACTTACTAAAGATCCGCCTTTAAATATTCTGCAACCGTTATTCTCATCTCTAGAAAACATAACATGGACATATTGATTAGCAGTATAGCCAGTAACAGAACCATTAGCTACATAGGCAATTTGAGTTCCGCCTTGCTTAGCTTCAAAAACTAGTCCTTGTGTGTTGCTAAAACCAAACTTCCAATAGTTATTACTGTCTTCTACTTGTGAGAAAAGGGTCTGAGAGCTGACTAAAGTATTAAATCTAAACCAGCCTTCAACCGCAAAAGGTAAGCTATCAAACCAGAAATCATCGTCGTCTGTTAAAGATAAATATCCTCCAGAACCGTTTAACTGACCGGATGAAATTCCATATTTTACAAATCTAGTTTGAAGACTAAACCCTGTATTAGAAGTAACTGTTTTATTTACTCTAGAAGCGTCAACTATCGAACTGTCTATTGTAGGACCGTCTAAAACTTGATACTGTCTGCCATCATATTCTAAAACCTGATGAACATTATTTACGGGTATGTTTTTAACAAATAAGCTAGAGGTTCCGCCATCAAATATCTCAGTATATGAATTAGAAGAGAAAACTCGCCCACAATAACTCTCTATCACAGAGCAGCCATAGGTAATTAGATTTGCTAATCTACCATCATGCTCTGTGCTGTTAATCTTAAGATAGTTTTTAACTTCTGCTAGAGTTACATAGTTTGCCATATTTTCCTCTAAAAAAAAGAGGTAGCCATTATTTCTAACAGCTACCTCTCACTTGATTATCAGTAGACTAATCTTATGAAATTAGTGCTGATACTGTTTCAACCGTATTACCAGTATTTGATCCGCCACTCTGGCTAGCAATTACTTGAACTGCTTTTAGGGTAGCGTTTGCTCCAGTGAAATATGCATTTGAAGAGGCATTTAGAACACTGAAACGAACGTTTGCAGATACTACTGCATTAGAACGGATTGCTCTGTCTACTGCACGTGCATCGCAACGATCAACTACTAGAGCTACTAGAGCTTGGTTATCAATACCAAGGTCTCCATTTGTGAAGGTTACGTTTTCAAACCTTACAGTTCCTGTAGCACCGTTGGTAATAAATACGCTACGGCCTGTGCTAGCAGCTACACCGCTATTTCCGCTTAGTGTTACATTACGGAAAATATTAGTGTTTGCAGATGCGCCACCTATAACTAGGTTTGCTAGTACTACGTCTGCTGGGTTGCCGATGCCTTCGAAAGTTAAACTATCTAGATTGATAGTTCCCATTTCGTAAACACCAGGCATAAATCTAATTGTTGATCCGAAGTTTAAAGCGTGTGATGGAATTTCATCAAAAGTCTTAAACTGAGCATTGTAGCTTAGATCGGCATCAACGATATGTAGGAATTTTTGTCCGGCTCCTGCCATTTTGTTTCTCCTTATGGGTAGTAGGTAGTATCTCTACTACCTACTCCCGTGCCTAAACTACTATTATGCTCCAGAACGGATTACTGATGCCATTGAATACTTGGTTGCATCAAGGGCAGCACTTGAGTTAGTTGTTAGTGCCTTCATGTCTAGGCGTGTGCTCATGTAGATTGCAGTTAGCTGACGACGTGGATCGTATTCGCTCTCAATCTCCATTGCACGGCGCTCAGCTACTAGGAACCCTGGCTTGTATACTAGTAGACCGATGTGACGGTCTGCACCGCCTACAACGTCTAGGAACTCAGTGATCATAACTGGAATTCCGTATACAGCTCCAAGAGCACCTGTTAGATAGGTTGCGTTTGGACCGAACTTATCAACTGTGCGGAAGTCTGAATTTGATACTAGCTCGTTATATCCTTCAATAGTTGTTAGATATACTAGGTGATCTCCTAGCTGTAGACCGTATTTACCTAATACGGCACGTGCGCTAGCAATGTTAGCTGGGGTAGCCTTGGTTGAGTTACCGCCGGTCTGAACACGGAGACCAGAGATATCATTGGCTAGGGTTGCAATTCCCTTGAATACTGCAGCATAACCAGTTCCTGCTGTGATAGCATTAGTTGGTGAAGCAGTGAACCCGCTTAGTGAACCGTCACCGCGTAGTAGAGCCTTGTCGATTGCACGGCCCATACGACGCATAGAAGCGGTACGTAGGAAGTCTAGTAGAGGAAGAATTGTATCTTCTTCTTCGTCCTTAGCTAGGTGTGTTGTAGCCATGAACTTGTGAGGTGTGAAGTCTACAGACTTGATTGTGCTCTGGTTTGAAGTTGGCACGTTGGTAGCGTCGGCAATACCTGTGGTATATGTTCCGCTAGCGAACTGTGCTACATCACCATCGGTGTCTTCGTCAGCAACTGGGACTCTGAAAGTCTTTGCGTCTACTGACATACGACGTAGCATTTTAGCAACAACTAGTTCCTGCTGTAGTTCAGTATAAACATCTGAGCTAAAGTTTGATAGGAACTGATCTACAGTTGTTACTGCCTTCATACGAGCACCTAGCTTGGTGTCGAATACAGATTCCTTGCGAAGTGCCTTAGATAGTAGGTAGGCATTAGCAAGTTCACGCTGAGTGAACTGAGAAGCACGTGACTGCTCCTGGAATACCATCTTGCTGTTCTGTAGTGCAGCAATTTCGTCTTTGTACTTCTTGATCTGAGCCTGAAGTTCAGCAGCCTTTTCAGATTCACGAGGAGTATACTCACCGTACTTATCCTTTGCGTCTGCTTCCTTGATGATAGCTTCACCAGTCTTTTCAACTAGCTCAGCAACACGAGGCTCGGCAACCTTAGCTGTGGCAGTAGCCTCAGCCTTGGTTTCAGCAGTAGAACCAATAACAACTGGTTCGTCAACAGCCTGAGTAGCCATATTTAATTTCTCCTTTGTTTGAGCTTCTAAATGACCGTGAAGCTTTAGCATTATTTGTCGCATAGATGCTTCACTGTGCTCAATTTCTTTCAATTTATGAATAACTTGACAAATTCTATTTGCGACTACAAAGTCAGAATCAGTCCAGTTTTTAGTAGATACTAAGTTTATTGTTTTGTTTAGTTTTTCTTGTAGAGTTGGGTTAGTTTTTACTAGGTTGTCTGTTTTGAGATCATATAGATCTTTTTCGGTTACGTTATTTAAGTTTTTAAAGTTTGTTAGGATAGTCTGTTTTGTATCTTCATCTAGACTGAGTTCTTCGATCTCTGCTAGCTGAATATCAAAATTTGTTCCTACATCCCATATATTTAACACTTCTAGGGAAGTAGCGTCAATGTTTAAAATTTTATCAAGATGCTGTCCCTGTAAATCTACTTGTTTAAACTGGAAACTTGGACTATCCGAAGTAGCAATCTTAGTAATTACATACCTCTCACCTTTTAGCTGAACAAATTGTCCATTAGCTAGTGCTCCAGTGCTTGCGCTTAATAGATTTACAAAAGGAATTGGCTCGTAAGGATCTGTTTCTTCTACAGTATCTTCTTCGGCTTGTTCAGAATCTTTTGTCTCTACTGTTTTCTGCACAGTATCTTCTGTTCCACTCATTAAAAAGATATTAGGAACGCTTTCCTCTTCTTCGTCTTCTTGCTCTGCGTGAACCGCGGTAGTAAGAATTCTGTGAGTGTGGCCTTCTGCAGCCTGAATTTGGCCATTAATTATCTGATGAACGTGCTCTCTAGAATCAGAGCCGAAAATAGTAGCGCCATCGTCTGTATCTGTCATTTGGAAAATATGATAGTGTCCCATATCACGAGTAGTTATACCAATTCTATATGGGCCTTCGTTTTCTAAGATAGCCTTCTCTTCTGAAGTCATAGAAGCTTTAATCTCTTCTTCTTCTTTTGCATCTTGAACTGGAAAAGACTTTTTAAAGGTCTCATACTCTTCTTGATTTTCAAAATTCTTCTTTACAGAGAAAAGACTTTCCTGGTTAGCAGGAACACTTACAACGCTGATTTCTAGTAGTTCAACATCAGATATAACGAATGTATCGTTAGCCTTATCTAGTTTTCCGTCTTTTACTAGAAAACCTACGCTAAAACTTTTTAGGGCTCCGTCTTTTATGAGACTATGAACCCCGTGTAATTTTTCAGCAGCTTCACTAACGGAAGCCTCAATGAACATACCTTTTTTATCAACAGTTACTTTGTCTACTCTGCCGATCGGATTTTCGTGTTTGTGCTGATATAATAAAACAGGATTCTTACGAAACCTGTCTATTCCCTTAGCCCATGCTGCTGGAAGTACAACATCACCTGCGCGATCCTTATCTACAGTATTAGCATAGCCAGCAATTTTTAAACTTTTGCTACCTGTTTTCTTCTGTACAGAATTCGCTTCAAATGAGGCACTTAAGTAAAATTTCTTATCCATTAGTCGATCCTTGTGTGTTTGTATCCTCTAAGGGAGTAACTGTTGTAGGCTCTGTTCTATCTTCTTCTACTGGTCTACCGCCCTGAGAAGGGTCTGTAGCACTACCTACTATATTTTGAGGCACTCTTATCTTATCCATTTCTGGATCTGTAGATCTTGATAGTCTTAAACCTTCTCTAGCTTCGTTAGGAGATATGATACCTCCATTTACTAGAGTAGTATAATACATAGCCTGAGTTTTATTATCTGGTTGTAGAGCAGAGATCGCATACTTATCTGGATATATTTTTACATCTCCCGCAAAGTATAACTGAAAGGCGCTACAATAACTATGTAGTATAGGTAGAACAACGTGATTATATAGAAGTCTTTCGTTTACTTCTATGTTAGCATTATTACCGCTTTTTAGTAAGACATAAGGTACACCTAACGCCTTACACATATCTTGCTGTAATCTATCAACTGAGGCTTCGAAATCTAGTTCTCTGAAGTTGATGTTACTAAACTTTTCAATTTTCAAACCACCGTCTAGGATGGCGGGACTTCTAGCTCCCTGAAATACGTTAGAATAAGTATTTCTCCAGGCTTCTAGTAGTCTTTCTTTTACCTTCTGACTTAGTACAGAATCTGTCTGTAAAACTATGCCAGGTATTGCATTATTTTTGAAGAACTGTCTTTGGAAGTCTGTTAAAGCATAATACAGCTCTATCAGTCTTCTAAGAGGCTTTAACCTAGAGGAACCTCTAAAGATTGAATCTTCATTATCTGATTTTACATGGATAATCTCATCCGGGTCAAAGTTTATATTATTAACTTTTGGCTTGTCAAAACCGTAAAGAACCGAACCACTTCTGAGTTGATATTGATAATTTTTAACGAAAGTCTTTTCATCGGGCTGAATAGCTACTTCGTTAGCAGGTAATGCATATAGAGATGTTCCATCATAGTAAAAAAAGGCATTACCATCTAGCATAAAATCTAGGAAAGATCTGCGAAATATTCTATTTCTATCTTCAAAAGGATTAGGAGTTATATTTAAAAGTTTATTTAGTTTTTTAGGAGCTGCACCACCATCTATGGTCAATGGCACATTTGCACAAGCGTTGATAATAATGTCTACAGCGCGACGTATTACTTCTACGTCACGATAAGCTCTTTCATAATCAACTATTGTTTCAGGTACTTGATAACCAGCGTCTCTAGCTATAGAGGGCTGAACTGGATTTAGCTTTTCAGCCACCCATGCTCTAGTACGTCCTAAAAATGTATCACTCAAGGTTATACCTCATACAATATGATAACAGTGTATAATATTGTTGTCTAAACTTTTTTATTTACTTTGTCTTATCCGTAGATACTTACTTTATTTTTAGCGTGTGTATAGATAGCGTATCTAAGTGCATCACAACAATGAGAAGCCCAATCATGTAGAGGTTTTTCTTTCTCACCTCTATCATTCCATCTATATGCACACATAGACTGATAGGTTTTAGGAACCGTAGTACTAAAAACTAATCTATTATGTTCAAGTAAAACTTGTAAATGCGTTATACCTTCATTTTGATACTTATTAGCGTTTTCGCAGTAAATATCATATTCATATGCAAGGTCTGCTTTCATTTGCTGAGCCGCACTATCTATGTAGATAGAATTAACTCCCCAATGATCTATAAGTTCTCTAAAATGTTCTGCATGAGTAGAGGTAGTAGCTTCTTTACTAATATACTCATCTACTACATAGAAATTCTCACCATCTGTAGCCACTACTAAGAATACGGTTTCGTCTCTATATCCAAGATCTAATCCACCGATAAAATCAAATCGACTATCTTTAGGTTGTATATCAGACAGGTCTAATAAATGTCTAGTCTCATCCACTGCATATATCTGACCTTCGAAAGTAGACCACTCACATTCATACTCTTGTTTAAAGAGCTGTTCAGACATAATACTACGAGCTTCTTCGATATCCGTTATTGAAAGACGTGGATTAGCTCTCCAAGTATATAGAGAGCTACCCCACTCAGAATAGCGCTCGTCAGGACCACGATTAAAATACTCATAGATGTAATTGTTTTTTCCGCGAGGAGTAGTAATAAAGAGAGCCCTAGAATCATTAAAGGTAGAAAGAGCAGGGCGTAAGTCTCTGGTAAAATACTCATCATCATCTATGACTGCTGCCTCGTCTACAATTAAAAAATTAGCTGCTCTACCAACAAGAGAGTCTCTATTGTTAGCAGAAAGCAGCCTAAACGTAGAACCATTAATAAGTTTTATTACTTTATCTTTTTGATTGAAACGATCACACTCTATCTTAAGTTCTTGTATTAAATCTGTTACATAATCCCAAATAATAGAACTTAGGGTAAAGTTAGGAGCCACTACGATAACTTGTTGATTAGGCTCAAGTAGTTTAGCTAGTGCAAGGATAGATGCGCCAAAGCTCTTACCTGTACGACGCGCGGCAATATGCACCCAAAATCGGTGTTCTTCAAGGCCTTTAAAAAGACCCCATTGAGAATCGTTAAATATTACTTTTTCATCTCTAGCATACCTAGAGGGTATTTTTTCAAGTAACTTCTGAATATTAAGTTTAAAAAACGGCATTAAATAAGTCTAAATGTTTTGAGTATAAAAATGAAGAACGTAAACGCTCCTGCTCCTGCTCCTAGTAACCAAACTGTAGTAGAGATAGACGTTTTACCTTGCACGGCTATAGTAGACAATGTTTCTAGTTTAGCGGCAAGGGCGGCTATCTGACTATTACTAAATTCTAACTTTTCTAAAATCTGTTCATATCTTAGAGTGCATAGAGCCTCGTGAGTCTCTAATCTAGCCTTATTATTATAGGCAATTTCTTTAATCTTATCTACATCATCACTCATTGTAAATGCCTCATAAGTTCTTTGACAAGATGGCTTCTAACAACATCATCTTGATAAAAACGTACTATTGATACGCTGGCACAATTAGACAATCGTCTAACTGCCCACTCTAATCCATTATCATGTCTAAGATCGCTTTGATCGAGATCTCCCGTAATAGCTACTTTTACACCTTCACCAAACCTAGTTAAAAACATCATCATCTGATCTCGGGTGCTATTTTGAGCCTCGTCTAGGATGACAAAGCTCTTATTAAAAGTTCTACCACGCATAAATGCTAGTGGAGCTAGTTCTATTTCGCCAGACTGTATCATCGAATCTAGCTTCTTAACGCCAAACCTCTGTTCAAGGCAATCGAACAGAGGTCGCATATAAGGATCTAATTTTTCTTCAAGAGTTCCAGGTAGAAAGCCAAAACTCTCATTGGTAACTGCAGGTCTTACTAGGATAATCTTATCTACTAGGCCTCGCTCGTATTCCCAAGCTGCTTGATAGGCTGCTATATATGTTTTACCGCTTCCGGCGCTGCCTAATCCGATGGTAATCGGATAGTCTTGTAAGCTGCTGTAGTATCTTCTTTGATTTTCTGTTTTAGGTATAAGACTTTTTTGATACCTAGGTTGCTCTTCAAATTGCTGTTTATACTTTTTAGCCATTAAAGATATAATAACTTTCTTGTTTGTATCTGTAAAATGTTAAAATATATGGTTGCTGTAGTAAAAATTAGTTCATTATTAGGTTGAAAATAAGTATGTTTTTGAAATAATATATCTATGGGGTTATCAAGGTTTCTGTTATGGAAATTTAGACAAAAACTTGTTGAATAGTTTAAGTCTTTCTTCTTCGGTTTTATAGCTAACTAAAGAATCATCATAGCCTCTTTGATTTCTGAGTTTTATAGAAGTTGCAGAAGACCAAGATTCTTTTAATTTTCTTCTAAATTCTTCTACTTGTTCATCTGATAAATTTTTGTATAAAATAACTGATTCTTCATATAATAAATCATATAAGTTTTTCATATTTGTTATATGATTAAGATTATCTAGCTGTGATACATTCCAAAAACATTTATCCTTAAAAAAATCGTTTCCACTAAGACCTGTTCTAAACCCAAAATCTAATTCTTGAGATTTAGCCATAGTTATAAACTCAGAATTAGTGTTAATTCTAATTGATTTTATACTAATACCATAAGCATCTGCAAGTTTATTTAGGAACTGTTCTGGTATTTTTGTAGTAGTTGCTGTAGTGCCTATTACGTGCTTACTGCCCGATTTAATAAAATCATTCCAATTTTTTGAACCTATTGCACATAGTTCCATTGGAGCAGAGTAGTTCATAAATAGTAAATTTTCTTTAGTAATTTGCATGTAACAAATATGGTTATTTTTATCTAAAGAGCCGTCTATATTAGTAATTAAAACATATAAAGTAGGTTTTTTAGAATTATTCCATAATATTTTGCTGGTAGCACAGTTAGCGTTAGTATTGTTTATTTCAACTTTATAGTCAGAAAAATTTTTAACATATTCTTGTAATAGTTGACTATTGATGCCAGTAGAAGATCCATTATTTATAATGGTTAATTCCGAAGCTATAGCAGAATAAGCTATTGTTGAAAAAATTATTATTAAAGTCTTTAACACGTATATCTCCTAATGAATTTTAATATAGTATCTTTTACTAGTAAAACCTAAGCACAATGTGTGTAAGAGCTGTTTCTTATCTGCTCCCTTAAAAAGACTATGATAAATAAAAGATAGAAATTTATCGTAGTTGATAGATGATAGAGAATTTTTATCGTCTGCATATAATTTTAAATTCAAAGGTTCTGTCATATCAGCGTATCCTGGAATAATTCCTGTTTTTGCTAATTCTTTCAATAAAGGCACGTCCTCATATTTAGTGATTAAATCACCTAATTTAAGACCTGAATAAGGTAATTTAGTTTTGAAGGAATATATAACTCTAGCTAAAGCATCTTGTTTTTTTCTAGTGCTAGTAGATATTTCTGGATTTTTAAAAAAATCTTTAGAAAAAGTTTTAGCTATAATATGAGCCTGTTTTAAAAACATTTTTACAGACTTAGGATGTATATAAAATAATTCGTGATTATTAGGTATGCCGTCTACAGTAAGAATATGTTGTAAATCTATTCTACTTAATATAGTATGATCTAATAGCTCAAAGTATACGCCTATATTATCATAAACTATGTTAGGTTTTTCTATGCCCCATATGTGAGCAGTTTTTTTTCTATTTTTAATAGTTTTCCACTCTGGAACAAAGTTTGGATTTCTATATCTAGCAATGTGTCTATGTGTTAGTAGGACGCTGGCATTTCCTTTTATATTTTCAAGGTAATTTTTTTCATTGATATTTTCCCAAAATACTTTATGCAACTGATAGAAATTATCTACATATGTTATCTTAGTATGTGGAGAATATTTTTCTACTAAGTATCTTGCTACTGGAATAGCGCTTTTTTGTGCCTCATAAAATTCAGGGAACATAACAAAAGTAGTTGGATAGTTATTTTGTAAATTAACTATAGTTTCTTCGCTAAAATAACTATATATAAATATTTCATCTAGAAATATATTATTTAGTAAAAAAGTTTCTAATATGTTATGACTATCTGGTCCGCCACTATAATTTAATATTAAGTAATCGTATGTATTTCTTAAATCTTGTGCTCTTGTTAAGTATAAGTCTTGTAATGACTCTCTGGGTTCTTGTAATAAATTTAGTTTTTCTAATTCTTTTTCAAAATTAGGCAGTTTCCAAACTATATCTGCGTTATTTTTAGTAGCACCAAGAGCCGCCAAAGCCATAACTTTGCCATGATATTTATTGTTGTTATAAGAATAAAAACTGTAGTATGGATGTGTTTCTAACATAAATACCTTATAGTATGTAGATTTGATAAAACCTATAAAAAAGTTGTTCTACGTTGTTCTGCAATAAAAAAGCATAGGTAAAAGGTAATAGATCTAATTTACTTAGCAATAATCCTAGCGAAAAGAAAAAGAAAAGAACAACTAAGTAAAAAGTTCCTTGATTTAGATTAAAACCTAAGTAGAAAATAGATGATGTAACTAGTCCAAAAATTAATATAGGTAAATAAGACGCTGTTCTAGCTATGAATTTATTAAACCCTTTAAGGCATATCCAAGAAATATAAAAAGCAAAAGCATTAGTAACCAGCAATATTAATAAAATCGTAATAAAATTACTATAGATAGTTTTCCAATTGATAAAGCTATTACTAGAAGCTATTATCTCTAACAGAACAAACTCACTAGGAACTATGGCTACTCCAAGAAATAATAAAGGAACTAATACAGATATATTTGCTGAATTATTGGCAGATTCTGATGCGGTAGCCTGAGCAACATAATTATTAGGCTTTAATTTTTTCTCCATATTAAAAGCCATATTACTACTTATACTATTACCTATATAAGGTATTAATCCGCTTACAAACCCGACTAGAGAAGATCTAAATACGGTAGTTAAGTTTTCAAAAGTAGAATTAACCATATTAAATTCTACTAAAGAGTTATTACGTATCTCTTTTAGTTCTTTTAATCTTTTAGTCATAAAATACAAACTTGGTAAAGCATATATACCCATAATTGCAGGTAAAGACGGAATTCCTGAGTATAGATAAGAATTATCAAACGTCATAAAATTTGAATTTAATATTTCATTGTAGCCTACCTTACCAAAAAACCAACCTGTGAGCAATAAAATAATTGAAGTAATTATCCTATTGTTAGAATAGAGCACACATAAAAAAAGTCCAACGATTGCAAAAAATAAAGAGAAATAAGATTTTAGATAAAAAACATTAGATAGGAAAAAATCTATACTAAAGTATAGAACAACTAAAGATAATAAAGAAGCTATAAGACTACCGAACGCACATAAATAATATATCTCATTTAGCCTATTAGATTCTAATATTTTGTCTCTTATAGAGAATAGGGGTAAACTAGTATTTTCTCCTGGTATACCGAAAGTGAGAGTAGTTACACTGCCAAAATACTGACTAATAGAAGATGCTACACAATAAAATACTATGCAAAAAATGAGAGATTGTTTTACTAGAAAAGGAAAACACACTAATAAAAGAGAAGTAGTCCCTAGTCCGGGTAATAGACCTATTAATATACCTGCGGTAGTTCCTGTAGCGGCTGCAATTAGTAACTCTAAATCCATTATACTATTTCGTATCTTTTTTCGAAGGTTACCAATCCATCAGGATTTTTACTATTAGATATAAAAGGCGTGCACGTCCTGGCTACATAAAAAATACCTTTTTTCCATAATAAGTATTCTAAAGTATTTTTATAGTTTTCAATAAACCAGGCATCAAAGTCCGAGTGCCAATCAAACATAGCTTTATTTGCTTGAAACCATTCAGATTTCCAAGTAGTATATATTAGAGGTCTTAAGATGCGTTCAGAAATAACTCTCGATACTGGCTTATTTAAGAAATATTTTTGAAATCCAGGGTTTTGCTTTAGCCAATTAATGATAGTATGTGCTTGTTTACATAAGAGATCACAAGCATCTGGAGACCAATAGAAATATTCTATGGTCGTATTAGTATAGTCTTTGGCATATTCTCCTATAGGTGTTATATTAGCCAATCTATCTCTAAAACATAAGTAAAACTTGTTATAAGTCTCGTCGAGTTTTACAATAGGTTTATCTACCCCTAGAACTATAGCTATTTTTTTACCAAAATCTAGCTGTGTTTTGAATTCTGAAAACTGTAAATAGTTATATCTGGAAGCATCAATAGGGTTTAGTTCTTCTCTAACATGATAAACCCAGCCCTCATCCATGTGTCTAGAAAAAGCTTTAAATACAGATTCGCTAACATCAAAAATACGTATTTTAGTAGTTGGAGATAGTAGTCTAATCTCTTCTAACCTAGGTAAAGTCTGTAAATGGTATTCTGAATAATAAGCATATTTAGCGGATCTATCGTCTCTATCTACTATTGCGTAGTCTTTCATCGCCTTATCCATGTGAGTTACAACTAATTCATCTATAAATAGTCCTTGATTTAAAAAAGACATGACTACGTTATGGCTATCCGCACCACCACTATAACTGATTATTATATAGTCATACTGCTCTCTTAAATGTTTAGCTCTTTTTTTATATAAATCTGCTAAAGACTCTCTAGGTTCTATAGACCAGTTATAGGTGCTAAATATCTCATCGTTAAAATGCCACTTAACTATATTAGGACTTTGTATTTTTTCTAATACTTTAGAGGCCAACTGACAAGCTTTAATCTTAGAATCAAATTCTTGTAGTCCTACACTATAGTATCCAAGTTTTTTATTCATGTAACATTAGAAGTAAGATTTCGTATTAAAGCTTCGATTTGATCTTCTGTTATTTGTTCTTTTTGAACCGGAATTGGAATTGGAATTGGTTTTTCTGCTGTGAACTCTTTACCTAATAAAGAATCTACTGCTGATAGAGATGTGTCGACATTAGGATCTAAAACATCATATCTTAACTTGAACCAATCATAAGGAGCAGCCTGCTTAGCTGATCTAGCAAGATTATCCTCTGTGAAATAATCTGTATAATATCTTACAACAATTGAATGTTGAGAGAGATCTGTTTCAATTATTTTAAATTTTACATTCATCCTGAAGTCTCCGGCGCTGTGTTATTAATTATACGTTGAATTAATTGCTCTATTTCACTCTCAGAAATATTTGCATTTGCATTTGCATTTGCAATAATAGGTTCTAATCTGATAGGCCTTACAGCTTCTCTTACCTGCCCTATTAATGAATCTACGACAAACATATCTGTGTCTACATTAGCATCTACGATCTGCTCTTTGAGATCGAACCAGTCGTATGGAGCACTGTCATTGATCTGTTGAAAGATTATATCTGTATTAGCTCCTGGTTGGGTAGCACTAACATCCCAGATATTAATACTATAGTCTGTTTGACATCTTTTTGGGGTCCCATCAGGGCCTCTATCTATTATAGTATTTCCGTCGCTATCAACAACAAAAGATGTTGCTAAACTATCTTCACTGAGGATATCTGTATAATATCTAACAACTATAGAGTGCTGATTAACATCTTTATCAAGTATTCTAAATTTAACTGCCATTGAACGTTCTCCAATTAGACACGGGTTGTATACCATAGGCTCTACCTATCTTACGATTATAGGTTAACAAGAAGTCTCCTGCAATAGATATTCTTCTAGGTTTAAGGTCATCAAGGGTTTTACATCCCATGTCTGGCTGACCAGAGCCATACCCTCCTGTGTGATGATATAGTTTACCTGGAAACATAAATAGCTGTCCTTCTTGCGGTTTAAAAAACCAAGTCGGGCTATTCCAGGTATTCCATTCTAGGATATTAGCATTAATCATACCATGAAATAAATCGTTAGGTTTGTGTTCACAAGAAAAATAAATAGGCTTATCTAATCCCTCGGGTATCTGAATATAGTAGACAAAAGATAGATGAGCATCTTGATGATTATGTGGTGGTGTGTGAAACTCTGTTATGATATTGAGCCAAGTCTTAACTAGATTAAGACTAAAAACGTTTCTATCTAGTTTCAAGGTGTCTAGATACTCACCGGCGCAACTAGCCGCAAAATCAAATAGAGGATCAAACTCTTGATCAAGATGTAAGTCTACATCTCCTGTAGTTTCCATAGAATATCCATGGGCATCTATATGATGAAACACGCGTTTGAACAAGGCTTGTTTGATAGACTCAGGGTCTGGATGTTTCCATTCTCCTATAAGAGTAGGAAATAAAGAGTGTGCTATCATCCAATCGGTCCATTTCTTGTGCCTGTTGCTATATATTTGATATTCGAATTACCGGAAACGGAGTTTCCTTGCGGGCCTGTAGAGCCGTTGGGACCAGCAGATCCGCCAGCCTTACCACCGTTTGCACTTCCTAGTGGATAATCGGTATTTGATCCTCCAGCGGTTCCGGCTGCTCCAAGATTACCTCCAGGTCCTCCGGCACCTGCCACCATAGTAGAGCCTCCGCCACCAGGACTACCTGCTCCTCCTGTAGTACTAGTTCCGCTGCTACCAGGAGTATTTCCGGCTCCTCCGGCTCCTGCAGGAGAGCCTGCTCCGCCACCTCCTCCACCGCCTCTATAGTAATCATAATATGCAGGAACACCCTTGCTAGCAGGATTATAGGTATACCCGGCAGCTCCGCCCCCACCACCGCCTCCACCACCACTACCTCCAGGCCCTCCAGAACCTCCAGTAAGTGTTCCACTAGCATTATCTAGGATAGTTACAAGACCAGAAACAGTATCGGCTGTAAAAGCAGGACCTCCTGTTCCACCAGGAGTCCCAGAAGTACCAGCACTACCTGCTGTAGAGTTAATAACAGGTCCTGCTACTGTAGACCCTATACCTCCGGCTCCGCCTGCTCCATTAGGGCCAGTAGATCCCGTAGCTCCTGTAATAGTAGTGCTATTTTGAATATATAGCAAAGATCCAGCAGACCAACTAGACCCCGTTCTAAAAGCAGGAGTCGCTGTAGCTGTACTAGATATTGGAGCTGTTATAAAACAGTAGAGATCTAAGGGATAGGTTACGCCCTGAGAAGTATAGAGATTATAGTCACTAGCAGGGCTAGAAAGTCTTACTACTTTTTGAGGTCTAGGAATAAACGCTAGTAACATACATCTCCTTATATGAATTTAGGCCCAGTTACCCAAACTACTATGGATCTACGTATACCTTCTACTACAGGAGTAACCCTGTGTATCATAAAAGATGGAAAGGCAATAATTCTACCACGAGGAAAAGGCACAGTCTCTGCCTCTTCTTCCATTCCGAGATTAAGTTGAAAAGAGCCACCCCTGTAGTCTTCCTCTGGTTTAGAAAGATTTAAAACTAGAGATAGTTTTCTAGTTTCTATTAAGGTGTTAGCTCCTAGCTGGGTATCCATATGCCAATCATATCTACCTAATTTACTGCTGTCGTATTCAGTATACTGAAAAGAGTCATATCCATTAAGATTAAATCCATAAAATCTTTCATTCAATCTCATGATTATATCATTAAATCTATCAAATATCCAAGCAGTATTGTTATCTCTGTGGTGAAAATGGGTTTGAGATACTCTAACTCGTTCTACTTCTTCTTGATTACTTGTCCCCATAATTGTAGAGGGCTCTGCACCTTTAGACAAACAATATTGAGTTATTTGATCTAACTCTTCATCTGTAAATGCTTGATCCCAATATACCCAACTATAGGTATTTTGAGACCTTTCTCTTGGGTCGTTATAAATATTTTTGTACACTAATTTTCATCCTACAGGACCGTTCCTGGTTCCTGTTGCTATATATGTAATATTCGAATTACCGGAAACGGAGTTTCCTTGCGCGCCGTTTGTTCCAGCAGGTCCGGTAGGTCCTGTAGGTCCAACAGCTCCAACCGGGCCGGTAGGACCAGTTGGTCCGGTTGGTCCAGTGGGGCCTGTAGCTCCGGTAGGACCAACGCTCCCGGCCGGACCGGTAGGTCCGGTAGCGCCTGCAGCGCCTCCGCCACGTGCTCCGTATGTAGTAGGATAAGCGCCTCCGCCTGCAGACCCTGAACTACCAGCAGCTCCTAAATTACCTCCAGCGCCACCAGCACCTGCCGCACTTCCGGTTCCGCCGCCTCCGGCACCTCCGGCGCCGCCTGTTGTTGAACCCGAAGATGTTGTAGTGCCCGCAGAGCCGGGTAGACCACCTGGACCGCTTCCAGGACCTCCAAGACCGCCCGCAGCTCCAGGAGTGCCAGCACCTCCGCCCCCTCCGCCCCCTCCGAAATAATCAGTATAGGGCACACCTTTACTAGGAACAGTTTTATAGCCCATGGCTCCCCCGCCACCACCGCCGCCACCGCCAGTTCCGCCAGGGCCTCCAGCTCCAGCTGGTCCTCCTGGACCCCCAGGCCCTCCTGGACCACCCGGACCTCCAGGACCTCCAGGACCCCCAGGACCAGCAGGTCCTCCGAGGCCTCCAGGACCACCTGGACCGCCGGTGCCGCCTGCGCCACCTGTTAAAGTTCCTGATCCGTTATCTAAGAGAACTCTAACATTAGGATTAGAGCCTGCCAGAAAAGATATACCACCAGGACCTGCAGGAGTACCTGGACCTCCAGTTCCGCCAGGACCTCCATTGCCACCAGGACCTCCGGTCCCGCCAGGACCTCCAGTCCCTCCGGTTCCGCCAGTAACTCCTGTTCCTCCAGTCCCTCCAGGACCTCCTGTTCCTCCGGTACCACCCACAGATCCTGCCGTTCCAAGGTTATCTAAAGCATTACCTCTACCGCCAGCACCTCCAGCACCGGGAGTACCTGTCGATCCTGTAGCTCCTGGGGTTCCCGTAGCGCCTGTCGATCCAGTAATTCCAGGTGTTCCTGTAGCACCCGGAGTTCCTGTAGCACCCGGAGTTCCTGTAGCACCCGGAGTTCCTATAACACCGTTAGGACCTGTGCCTCCTGTGATGGTGCTGGTATTTTTAATATAGATATCTGTTCCGCCATGATAACCAGTTCCAGTCTGAAAAGCTGGAGTCGTATTAGCTGTAGCGCCGATGCTAGCGGTAACAAAACAGTATAGATTATGAGGATAAGTAATACTACCAGCTACTACGCCTACATTACCTGTGGCAGTATAGAGATTAAAATCATTAGTAGATCCGGTTACATTTACTACTTTTATAGGTCTAAGAATAGGAACTAACATGATTACCTCACATCAGGAATCATAGCACCGTATAGGTTTGTCCCGTCTGATATAAAAGAAAATACGTCACGTCTTCCTACTACTGTTGAAAGAGTAGGGGCTACTGCGGCTGTCCATTTGAATACTCCATTCCATGTAATAGTATAAGAACCTGTTCCTCCTTGAATTACATGAAGAATATAAGTTCCTACTCTGAGATTTGTAGGAGCCCCCATGGTTCTACTAGCTCCTAAAGTAACTGTGGCTATTTGGCCTAAAGAAGTATCCCATGATATAGTTGCCGCATCAGTCAGAGTTTGTTGTAGTATATTAGCTTTTGCAAAACTTACATTAGTATTAAAGGTTGCTAAATTAGCCGAAAAACTAATATTAGAATTTAAATAAGTATAGCTACTAAAATCATTAGATAACGCTGCAAGATAAGTAGTATAGTCGTTACCACGCGCAGTTAGGAGCGTAGCACCGTCATTAGATAACGCTGCTAGATAAGTAGTATAGTCGTTACCTCGTGCAGTTAAAAGTGTAGCACCGTCATTAGCCTGAGCGTTAAGATACGTAGCATAATCGTTGGATAGAGCTGCAAGATAAGTAGTATAGTCGTTACCACGTGCAGTTAAAAGCGTAGCGCCGTCATTCGCTGCAAGCGTAGAATAAGTATTCCAGTCGTTGCTACGCGCAGTTAAAAGCGTAGCGCCGTCATTAGCCTGAGCGTTAAGATAAGTAGCATAATCGTTGGATAGAGCTGCAAGATAAGTAGTATAGTCGTTACCACGTGCAGTTAAAAGCGTAGCGCCGTCATTAGCAGCTAATGTAGAATAAGTATTCCAGTCGTTGCTGCGCGCAGTTAAGAGCGTAGCACCGTCGTTAGCTAAAACATTTACGGAGTTGACTACAACAGACATGAAAGCTACACTGTTAGAACTATGTAGTCCTAAAGCGGCTTGTGCACTGGCCTGAGTAGATTCACCTGTTCCGCCAAGATATATGGGAACTCTAGTTACCATTAAAACTCCTATACTATTTTATCTATTATTATAATAGTAACAGATAACTTTGTCGATTTTTATATTATTCATTTAACGTTGGCCATGTGATACTAAAGAAAGTTGACTGTTTTGTGACATCCGCAAGAGCTTGTATGTATCTATCTAAATTTTCTATGGTATCTATTTGTGGAATATTTAATCTTTCGTGCCTATAATATCTAGCATATCTCCACTCTACTTCTCGTATTCTTTTATCTCTTTCTAATCTAACAATATTCCATTCATTTAAAAGATCTTCTTCATTTTTATCTGAAATAAGCCAAGAAGACCCTGACCATTCAAGTTTTTGTGTTACTGATATTTCTGGAGGATTATCTACTTTTCTATATCCTATTAGTGCTAGATCGTCGTCAGTGATATCATCCGTTTTAGTTAATCCGTTAGGAAGTCGTATTCTAGAGGGTTTAGGTTCCGGGTATTTACCTTTATATGTATACAGCATTTAAACTCCTAAAAAGGGACAGTAGAGGTACTAAATTGTGCCGGTGAGGTGCTATCATTTCCAGAAGAGTCTTTCATAGATCCTTTAAATCTATTAGAGCTAAAATCTACATCCCAAAGTTGATTAATACTTACCAAAAGAGCTGTATTAGATACAGCAGTAAGAGTAGATAAAGGAGGTGTAAAGTTTGATGTATAAATAGCTGTGCCTTTTATTACTCTAAAATTAGAAAGATATCCTGTTAAATAGTCTGAATTAAAACTATTTCTACCTATATTTATATTCCTATCTGTAGAGTAGTTATTATTATCTGTTGCATAAGTATCTAAAACTCCATCTACCCAAAGTCTTAAGTTACTACTCTGTCTGGATATAGCACAGTGATGCCAGGAACTATCTGCGATAGTTATAGTTCCATGAGTATTTGTAGTCCCCCAACGTAATTTAGTGCCTGTGCCCCCTATTCCTCCAGTAGTAACGTGAGGATTAGTAGAGGTTAAACCTTGTCTATTACAGTAAAAAAATTTATTAACCTGAGCAGCTCCATTAAACCAAAACTCAATAGTAAAGTCTCCAGAACCAAGAGTGTATGCACTCGGAACAGTAGCATTATCGGTTGTAAAATATCTACCTCCATCAAAATATAAACTTGATGTTACTGCCTTATATATTTTAACTCTACCATCAGCTCCACTAGTTCCTTGGGCAGCATTTCCTCCCCTACCTGCAAGATTACCCATATCACTATCCGCGATAACTCCAGGAGCAGCACCAGACCCTACTGTAGTTGTACCACCTACAACGCCATTAGCTGTTGTTCCTAATCTTCCAGATCCTCCACCTCCTCCTCCTACGTTTCCCCCTCCACCACCAAAATAACCACCTCCGCCTCCTCCAAGAGAGGCCTGTGAAGTTGCATTTTTTTGAGCTACACCTCCGGTTAAAGCAGAGCCTGCAGTAGCCCCGTTAAATGAAGACGCCGAGCCTCCGGCGGACTGAGATCCTCCACCTCCACCCTGCGATCCAGAAGAAGTTGCTGCACCACTACTACCTCCTCCAGCACCTCCTACTCCACCTACAGAAGTAGCACCTCCCGCCCCACCGCCTCCTGCAATAATCAAACTATTAGCTTGACTTACTACAGTGCGAAATATTCCTGTGTATCCTCCGCCTTGTGTACCTCCATAAGTAGTGCTAGTTTTACCTATACCGCCGGCGATATAGCTAGCACCATTACTAGCGTTATTAGACCTTATACCTCCTTGTCCAATCTGCAAAACATAAGTATTACCTGCTAAAAAAGATATAGCACCTTGACTAAAACCCCCGCCTCCTCCATCGCCTTGTTCAGAGGTAGAAGTTATACCTTGTCCATAGTTATAACCTCTAGCACCTCCAGCACCTCTCATTTTTACTATTACATCTACGTTTCTATTAGCGACAATAGTGTACTCACCATATGTATTAGCATCTAAAGTTCCATGAATTGAAAAATCCCACTCAAGAGTATTATTAACAGAGGGAGTTATAGAAAAATCACTATTAATAACGGCAGGCCACTTATTACCACCAGTTAGTGTTTGTTGGTCTATCTGATTGAATATACCAGAAGCTGAGTCTCTAGATGGATTTTGTAAGGGTCCTATGATACCGCTATTTCTTCTCATCAGCTAATCTCCTCATAAGAACATACAGCTTGTAAATCTCCGTTAGCACTAGCAGTCAATCTTATAGTGTCATTTTCTTCTAGATACAAAGTCGTGTCTTTGGATAAGACAACAAGAGAAGCGTCTGCTGGGACCGATACTGTATGAGCAAATTTCCATTCTACACTAGATCTATAAACACTAGCAGTAATATCTGCTGTATTAGCTCCATCTATATTAGATATTATTAGGGAGTTAATCTTAAAAACTTTACCACTTGCAGCAGAATTTGTTACTATATCTGAAGCAATAGTAGTTACATTTGCTACTGCAGTTTTACCTGTGATTGTTGCTACGTTTACTATATTAGGGGCCGCCATACTCTTATCCTCCGAAAATTAATGATATTGCAAACATTTTATTCACCGTTACATTACTAGAACCGCCAGATCCCCCACCAGATATATTGCTATTAAGCGCAGTGTAAGTGTTATAAATGTTAGCAGTTAAAGTTAAATAAGTACCATAGTCATTAGATTGGGCTGCTAGTAGTGTGTTATAGTCATTAGATTGGGCTGCTAGTAGTGTGTTATAGTCATTGGCACGTGCGCTGAGAAGTGTAACGCCGTCATTAGCAAGAATATCTACACCATTTAGAGTAGAACCTTCTGGAAAAGATAGACTAGCTCCAGAGCTAGAGAGCGCAGCGTCTCCTAAAAAGATAGTAGCACCTTTAACCCAAATATTTGCCCATCTAGCACTTTCGGACCCAAGACTATAAGTGGTGTTTGCTTGAGGAATTATGTCTCTACTATAAACCGTACTATCAAAATATTTATCTGCGGTAAATCTGGCAACGCTATTAGCTAATACATAAGTAAGAGAGTTATAATCATTAGCTCTAGCCTCTGCAAGAGTAACTCCGTCGTTAGCTAAAGTATTAAGATATGCTAAAAAGTCGTTTATAATTGCAGCAGATAATGTGTTATAATCATTAGCATATGCAGAAATTAAAGTAGAATGATCATTCCCTTGAGCGCTGTTCCACGTTACAAGGTCATTGGCACGTGCACTCAATAAGGTAGAGTGATCATTGCCTTGCGCGTTGTTCCACGTTGCAAAGTCATTGGCACGCGCGCTAAGAAGAGTAGAGTGGTCATTGCCCTGAGCGCTATTCCACGTGGATAGGTCATTAGCACGCGCACTCAATAAGGTAGAGTGGTCATTGCCCTGAGCGCTGTTCCACGTTGAGAGGTCATTAGCACGAGCACTCAATAAGGTAGAGTGATCATTGCCTTGCGCACTATTCCAGGTTAAAAGGTCATTTGATAAAGCTGCAAGATAGGTGTTATAGTCATTACTATAGACAAGTATCTCAACATTAGTTTCTGCTCCGGCCTGTATTAATAAATAAGTGTTATATATGTTGGCGGTAAGTGTTAAATAAGTAGACCAATCATTAGCATAAGCACTCAACAGAGTAGAATAATCGTTGCCCTGCGCGCTGTTCCACGTTACAAGGTCGTTAGCACGCGCAGATAAAAGAGTAGAGTGGTCATTGCCTTGCGCGCTATTCCACGTTACAAGGTCATTGGCACGCGCACTCAATAAGGTAGAGTGGTCATTACCCTGAGCACTATTCCATGTTGCAAAGTCATTAGCGCGCGCTGTTAAAAGAGTGTTCCAATCGTTAGCGCTAGCATCTGTACTATCTATTTGACCTTGTAGTGCGAGATAAGTCGCATAATCGTTGGCTAATGCAGCCTGATAAGTAGTTAAATCGTTGGCACGTGCACTTAACAGAGTAGCGTGATCATTACCTTGAGCGCTGTTCCATGTAGCTAGATCGTTAGCCTGGGCAGCAAGGTAAGTTGCATAATCATTAGATCTAGCTGCTAAAAGAGTGTTCCAATCGTTAGCGCTAGCATTTGTACTATCTATCTGCCCTTGCAGAGCAAGATAAGTCGCATAGTCGTTGGCTAATGCAGCCTGATAAGTAGTTAAATCGTTGGCACGTGCACTCAACAGAGTAGCGTGATCATTACCTTGAGCGCTGTTCCACGTTACAAGGTCGTTGGCACGCGCAGATAAAAGAGTAGAGTGGTCATTGCCTTGCGCGCTGTTCCACGTTACAAGATCATTAGCGCGAGCATTGAGTAGAGTAATTCCGTCATTACTCTGTGCATCAAGGTAGGTAGCCCAATCATTGGCACGTGCTGTTTGTAAAGTATTCCAATCATTGGCCCTTGCTAGATCTAAGGTAACACCGTCATTGGCTCGAGCTTCTACTAAAGTATTCCAATCATTAGCATGTGCATTGACTAAGGTTGCGTAGTCATTAACAATCGCAGCAGATAAGGTTGTATAGTCATTGGCCTGCGCGTTGAGATATGTAACATGGTCATTCTGATGTGCAGAGAGTAGGGTAGCGCCGTCGTTAGCCTGAGCTGTGAGTAAGGTTGACCAGTCGTTAGCCTGAGCTGCAAGTAAGGTTGACCAGTCATTTGCTAAAGCGGCTTGATAAGTATTCCAATCATTAGAATATACAATGCTAGTGGTTACTCCACTAACATTTTGTAAAGTGGAATAAGTATTGTAGATATTAGCAGTAAGAGTTAGGTATGTTGAATAGTCATTACTACGAGCCTCTAGGAGTGTAGCGCCGTCATTAGCCTGCGCAGCTAACCACGTTGAGTAGTCATTACTACGAGCCTCTAGGAGTGTAGCGCCGTCATTAGCCTGCGCAGCTAACCACGTTGAGTAGTCATTAGATATAGCCGCTTGATAGGTAGCCCAATCATTACTACGAGCCTCTAGGAGTGTAGCGCCGTCATTAGCCTGAGCAGCTAACCACGTTGAGTAGTCATTAGCCTGAGCGTTGAGTAAGGTAGCGCCGTCATTAGCCTGAGCAGCTAACCACGTTGAATAATCATTCGCTAGTGCCGCTTGATAGGTAGCCCAATCATTCTGACGCGCAGAGAGTAGGGTAGCCCAGTCGTTACCACGTAATTCAACTAACGTTGAATAGTCATTCGCTAGTGCTGCTTGATAGGTATCCCAGTCATTTGCCGTAGTCCCCTCTAGATTGGTAGAGATAACCCCTGCACTGTTAATAGTAATAGTGGACCCATCTACACGAACGCCTCCCAGGTCTGTATTAGAAGCTGTTGGAAGCGTATAGGTCCCACCGCTACCGAGAGGTAGTTGAAGTATATTGACATTACTGCCGACAGGAGGGGCCGAGGTAAAGCTAACGTTTCCGGTGTCATCTAGAGTATAGTCTGCGCTAGGTCTCTGGATAATCCCGTCTAAGTATACTAAGAGGTTATTAGCATTAACAGGTTTAGACTGACCTGTCTCAAAGGTTGTCTCTCCTTGTGAAGAGTAGTTCTTATAGACTAGGTTACTTCCAGCACTACTTCCAAGGGCTAACCAAGTAGCATAGTCATTTGCATAAGCAAGACTAAGATCTATACCACCTCCGCCACCTCCACCTCCACCAGATAAAGCCTGATATGTATTGTAAATATTAGCAGTAAGAGTTAAATAGGTTGAGTAGTCGTTAGCACGGGTAGAGGCTAAGATAGTGGTGAGATTAGCACGAGATGTGACACCGCTTTGCACCACAGGAACAAAACTGTTGGCCAATACAGTGCTTAAGGCTTGAAGTTGACTGATCTTTACATTAGCGGCCACCGGTTATCCTCTAGGTTGTTCTAATGTTAAGTATACACCATCTTCTGTGACTAAGACTAGTTGATCTTCCGTCTGTGTAATGGATATACCACCACCAAGAATGGCTAAGCGACGTTTTACAGGCTCACTAAGAGATCTAAGAGCTTGAGAGAGACTACGTCTCATTTATTCAAACTCGGTCACATAGAACTGGACCGTAGTTGTAGGGTCTACAAGTCTTACTGCCATGTAACGATGTCTATCTTGCGTACCAGGTGTTCCTACGTTAACCATGAGCGGAACTCCCTCAGCAAGGAAATGAGCATTAGCTCCTTGGCTAGTTTGTGTGTCTTCAAAACCACCTTGATAGAATACACTACCACCACTAGCTACAAGACCTATAACTATAGTCTCACTAGCCCAAGGGCCTAAAACCTGATCGGCTTCTGTAACTGTAACAGTATGAGCGCGACTAATTCTAGGACGTAAAAGTGAAATGGGACCATATCGGTCTATTCCAAAACCTGCCATTATTTCTCCATTAGGTCTTGCATAAGGCTATCATAGTTATTAACCTGCACAGCTACAGTAGGACCTTTTTGTTGCGGACGAGCTGACTTATCCATATCCTGGAGTAGACGTAGCCACTCAAGGAGATCTTTCTTAGTATATTCTTCTCCAAGAGCAACATCTTGGATCTTCTTTTCTATCACTTGATTAATCAATTGGATTCTTTTGAATCTGTTGAGAAATCCTTGTGATAAGTAGACTTGATCCACATATTGCTTAACCTCTCGGCGATCTAAAACCTGTGCAACCCGGTCCTCACTTATATTGAACTGGGTGGCAATAGTTTGAATTGTGTCTCCCTCGATATGGCGGTTTGCTATACCGAGTAGAACAGGATCTATTTCTGGGGCTTCAAGAGAGCGATTAAGCACATCGCGGGTAGAGATTTCATTCATACTCATACACTAGCACGGGGCCGAGAGGTGGTCAATTTTTTTTTATTTGCACGGGCGTTTGCACAAGCGTTTGCACAAGCGTTTGCACGGGCGTGGGTCTTAATGCACGGAGTGCATAAACGCTGGTCAAGATTGCACGGAGTGCATAGACGCTGGTAACGTGTGCACCTGCGTTACGGACGTATGCACGGAGTGCATAAACGCTGGTAACGTGTGCTAGGCTCAGCCTATGGCGGGAAGTCTTAAAAAAGTCAAAAAATTTCCCTGGTCAAGGCTCTGGAGAGGAGCGATGAGACCGATTGAAAAAGCAAGTCCTCGGAACCGCCCCGGTCTAGATTCAATTTCGATTTCGATCATCCACCCGACTCCTTGATCTTCGCGACGTCCTTCGCGAGCTGGTCCGCGATCCACCTATGCTCGACGCTCGACTCGGGCAGCTTGCGAAGCGCCGTATCGAGATAGGCGAGGAGTCGGCCGCAAAGCTCCGGGTCCTTGCGCATGGCGATGAAGGTGACTTGATCGAGGAGATTGAGAGACTTCATGTTCGACTCCGTTGTTTGCGTTGTGGGTAGGTAGCGCCTGCCGCATTAGGCGCGTCGACGAGACTCCTTCGCCCGCACGATCATGTCGACGATGGTCTGGCGCATGGGATCATCCTGCGCGAGGCAATCGACGGCCTCGGCGAGGCACGCGATGATCGTGCCCGTGAAGGCAGGGCTCTTGAAATCCTCGAAGGCGATGTCAGTGATGGTCTGGCGAGGCGTCATGTTCGACTCCGTTGTTTGCGTTGTGATGCTTGGATGCTAGGCGATTCGCGCCAGCCCGTCAAGCGGGCTGGATCGCCACCATCCTGTCGAAGAAGAAGCCCTTCCACGCCTGAGCGTCGAGGTCGAAGACGGCGATCAGGTTGCCCTGATCCTTCCGCGTGTCCGTCCCCTTGACCGCGCCGGGCGGGAGCAGGTCCGGCGAGCGCGTGCAGCGCATGGTCCTCTCCGTGCCATCCTTCTTCGTGAAGGTGACGAGGGCCGGGCCAGCGGCGAGGATGGCGAGGGCGGCGGCGGGGTCGAAGGACATGGGAGACTCCGTTGTTGTCCGTTGCGATAGATGGAAGATAAGCGCGCGCCCGATTCGTTGCAAGGGGGCTCGTCGCCTAAATAGTCCAGCCCGGTGCGACTAATTACACCAGACTGGGCTAGATAGGCGCTTGACGCGCGGCAGGCTCGCGTGCTAGGGTAGCGCCCCGCCGATTCGGACGAGTCGAGACTTGGCACGGTTCTTGCAAGCGGATCGGGCGCGAAACGCGAAAAAAAGCTTTTAGAATCAACTACTTAGCGGCGGGGCCGGCCCCACGCCTAAGTTATTGATATTGTTGGCCTTTTTATCCATCTAAGGCCTGCGTGGCTTGCAAGAACTGTGCCAACTCGCCGGACACGTTAGGTCGGATTCCCACACTAGCAGACTAAGCGAGTCGCCTGCTAGGGGCAAGAAAAAAATCGCATGGCACGAAGATTTTTTTTCTTGTCTCGCCTTTGCGAATCGGCTAGGCGCGCCGATTCTGGTTGCGCTCGATTTCACGATTCATGCTTGCCATGACAGCCTCGCGAGTCTCCGAGTCAACCTCTAGGATCAGGCTTTCCACAAGCGCACGCAGCGCGCCGATAGCGGCGGCTTGCGGGAAAGGCTGGCCGTTATTGAAGGACTCGGCGAAGCGGCGAGTCAGATAGACGGCATCCAAGATGGGATGATTCATTGCGGGACTCCTTACAGAGGGCGATAGGAACGCGCGACGCAAAACGAAAACGTGAAGCGCCCGATTTTCAGGAAGCGGATACCGCCGACGCGGCGAGTCGAGATATTGAAGATGGGAAGCATGGGCGACTCCGTTGTTTGCGTTGTGATGCTAGGCGATTCGCGCCAGCCCGTCAGCGGCGACGGGCGTCCCACGATTCGGAGGTTTCCAGCGACTCGACCCAGCCTTCGCGATAGGAAGGACGCATCGGATCCGCGAAGCGCGCGAGAACCTTGGCGCGAGCCGACTCGACGGAGTCGGCGGTGATCGTCCACCGCTCGCCCCACGACGTGAAACCGTCACGCGCGAGACTGGAATTCGGGTGGGCGGGGAAGCGGCACTCGGCGATGTATTTCATGGTCGACTCCGTTGCGTTGTGGACTATGCATAAGATAGGGATGCGCCCGATTCCGTTCAACGAAAAAATTTTCGCGCGATGCGTTTTTTTCTGTTGACGCAAAGTCGGCGGCCATGCTAGGGTAGCGCCCCACCGATTCGGCCGAGTCGCGACTTGGCACGGTTCTTGCAAGCGATTCTGGCGCGAAATGCGGAAATTATCGTTTAGAATCAAATACTTAGCGGCGGGGCCGGCCCCACGTCTAACCCATTGATTCTAAACGACAATTTATCCATCTATGGCCTGCGCGGCTTGCAAGAATCGTGCCAACCCCGCAGCCTTGCAAGAATCGTGCCAACCCGCCGGACGCGCCGAGTCGGATCTCCACACTAGCACATTGCCTGATAGGCCCGCAAGAGTCCATTGCAAAATACGCATGGCAGCCATGCAAAAATAGATAGCTCGAGTCCGTTGATTCTAGGATGGCGACTCCCTATCTTATGCATAGTCCACAACGCAACGGAGTCGCTCATGTCGTCTACCCTCGCCAGCCTCGGAATCACCATGCAGGAGTCGCCCGTCTACGTCGCGCGCGGCTCTTGGACATGGCGTTTCATGCGCAACGGTGCATGGTTCTGCGATATCGACGTCGCGGAGCGCACTATGCGGAAGAGCCGCGATGCGGCCGCTCGCCGCGCCCTTACCCTCGCCACGGAGTCCCGCTAATGAAAGCCTCCCGCGATGCTCGCAATATCCGAAACAATACCCTGTCGCGCGTGCGAGTCGCGCGCGACAAGGGCAAGGCGATTCCTTGTCTGGACTCGGAGTCGCTAGCGCACGCCATTGACTCCGTCCTGCGCCGCAAGGGCCGGTCCATGGTTTGCGAGCATTGCGACCGCTTCCTCGCCTTTGGCGACAAGGAGTCGCATACCCTTTCGCCTAGCCTCCACAAGATTCGCCCTGAGCTAGGGTATGTGACGGGAAACCTTGCGGTGCTTTGCTTTGAATGTAACACGGCGATCGGCGAGTCGGGCGATGCCGACTCGGTGCGCCGCAAGATTGCCGCAATGCAATGGCAACTTGCCAGACTCGAGGGGTGATGCAAAAATGTCACAGCGTGGCAAGGCGGCCACGCTGTGACATCTTGGCCACAGTTGCAGAAAGGCCACAGCGTGACAAACCAGCCACAGTTGCATGAAAATCACGGTGTGGCAAATTTGCCACAGTTGCTCTTTTGCCACAGGTGTGGCTTCCGGGCAACGCCCGGCTGGGCGAAACGACCAGCAAAAGGGGCAGAATCGGTATCGGAAGGCCAAAAAAAGCCTTTAGAATCAAGCACTTACGGGGGTGTTTTTAGGCCTAAATTAGGCTAAATGGTAGTAATTCAACGACTGGTAGTAAAACTACTACCAGTGGTAGTAATTCAACGAATGGTAGTAATATGATGACTGGTAGAAAATTAGTGCTAATTCAATAGGTTAGAGCCCGGCCCCGGCCCGTGGCTAACCCATTGATTTTAAACGCATCTTTTTTGCGTAGGGCCAAAAAATTAGGTTGACCGCTAGGGCGCGATACCCTATGGTGCAGACATCAACAGAGGAGACAGCGATGACCGACGCCACCAAGAAATCGACCCCCAAGTCCCGCGCGGCCTTCGTCGCCAAGCTTCGCGCCCTGTGCGCCAAGCATAACGTGCTCCTGTTTGGCGACCAGGATGGGAACGCGATTGCCCATTTCCTGGATGGAGGGGAGGACGCGGTACAGTTTGTCCGCTTGTGGCCTGAGATAGGCACTTGACTTTGTCCCGGAAGCCGCCTATACTGACCCCATGATCACCAAGGAGACAGCGATGACCGAAGCCACCACCGTCCAGATGCCCCAGCGGTGGGATTTCGCCGGAGATTATGATGATTATTTGGTGCCGCTCGAAGAGGGCGATTATGTAAAGGTCGAGGATGTGAGCCCTCTGGTGGCCGAAATCAACCGCCTTCGCGCCCGCGTCCAGATGCTGGAACGCGAGGTCGAGCGTCTGGAGCAGAAGTCGGAAAAGGACTGGAAATGGTTCTCCGACGCTACTGGAATGTAGGCCCCCAGAAAACCCTAAGCCTTTTCAAGGGCTTAGGGCTGGGCCCCGGCCCGTGGCTAACCCATTGATTTTAAACACATCTTTTTTGCACCGGGCTAAAGAATTAGGTTGACCGCTAGGGTGCGATACCCTATATTGTAAACATTAACAAGGGAGTTCTAGATGACCGACGCCACCACCCAGACCGCCGACCTCATTGCGGAGATCGCCAGCCTTCGCGACAAGCTGGCGCAGGCGCGCAACCTCGCCGACGCGATGCTTAATGGTGTCCAGGACCACTACACCAGCATGTCCGACGTCCGGTCGGACCTGTGGATTCTTCAGGACATCCTGAAGGACTGAACTAGGCCCCCAGAAAATCCTAAGCCTTTTCAAGGGCTTAGGGCTGGGCCCCGGCCCGTGGCTAACCCATTGATTTTAAACATAAAGAATTAGGTTGACCTCTGGGAGGCGATGCCCTATGGTGTAGATATCAACCGAGGAGACAGAGATGGCCAAGACCACTAAGAAGTCTACCCCCAAGTCCCGTCGCGACTTCGTTGAGAAGCTGCGCGATATGTGCGACAAGCAGGGGGTGATACTGTCTGGTCACCCAGATGGAAGCGTGTTCGCTCATTTCAAGGAGGGTTTTATGATAGCTGCTTCCACTCTTGTGGTTCGGGTGAAGGATTTTGGCAAAATAGACCCTTGACAATTTCCTAAGCCTTTTCAAGGGCTTAGGGCGGGGCCCCGGCCCGGGGCTAACCCATTGATATCGTTGGCTTTTTTATCCGTCTAGGGCCTGCGTGGCTTGCAAGAATCGTGCCAACCCGCTGGACACGTTAGGTCGGATTCCCACACTAGCAGACTAAGCGAGTCGCCTGCTAGAGGCAAGAAAAAAATCGCATGGCACGAAGATTTTTTTCTTGCCTCGCCTTTGCGAATCGGCTAGTCGCGTGGGCCTAGCCAGACCGAAAGCCAGACGGCCAGATAAGGCCCGATGATCGCGAAGAGGCCGAGAATAAGATAATCCATCAGCGCGACTCCTTGATCTTCGCGACTTCCTTTGCAAACTCGGCTGCGAGCCACTTGTGCGTGAATCCATCCTCCGGGAGTCCATGCACCGCTATGGACAGATAGGCCATGACTCGACCGCAGAGCGCGGGATCGTTCCTGATCTCGTCGTAGGTGATCTGAGAAATGAGGTTCAGGCTATCCATGTTCGACTCCGTTGCGTTGTTGACTATGCATAAGATAGGGATGCGCCCGATTCCGTTCAACAAAAATCAGAGTCGGCGGTCATGCTAGGGTCTAGCCCCGCCGATTCGGCCGAGTCGCGACTTGGCACGGTTCTTGCAAGCGGATCGGGCGCGAGACGCGAAAATTATCGTTTAGAATCAAATACTTAGCGGCGGGGCCGGGCCCGTGGCTAACCCATTGATATCGTTGGCTTTTTTCTGCCCCTAACCACAGCCGGCCTTGCAAGAACTGTGCCAACGCTTTAGACAAAAAAAATGCGCCATAGTGGCGCATTTTTCCCTTGACAGGTTAGGCGATCGGCTGGATCGCCACCATCCTGTCGAAGAAGAAACCCTTCCACGCCTGAGCGTCGAGGTCGAAGACGGCGATCAGGTTGCCCTGATCCTTCCGCGTGTCCGTCCCCTTGCCCGCGCCGGGCGGGAGCAGGTCCGGCGAGCGCGTGCAGCGCATCGTCCGGTCCGTGCCGTCCTTCTTCGTGAACGTCACGAGCGCGGGACCGGCGGCGAGGATGGCGAGGGTGGCGGCGGGGTCGAAGGACATGGGAGACTCCGTTGTTGTCCGTTGCGATGGGAGATATATAGGGCGTCGCCTCTAAAGATACAACGGAATTATTTTCGCGCGATGCGTTTTTTTCTGCAGAGTCGGCGGTCATGCTAGGGTCTAGCCCCGCCGATTCGGCCGAGTCGCGACTTGGCACGGTTCTTGCAAGCGGATCGGGCGCGAGACGCGAAAATTATCGTTTAGAATCAACTACTTAGCGACGGGCCCCGGCCCGCGGCTAACCCATTGATCTATAACGCTTTTTTTGAGAGCTAGGATGCATAGGGCCATGCGCTTCTTGCATAAGAAAGATCTTGCATAAAACGAGACTCGGCCCTATATAAGGGGACGTTCAAAACAGGAGTCGACGCATGGACTACTACAATGCCGGATATGAAGCCTACTATAGCGGCAAGCTTCGCCCCGAGAACATGACGGAAGAGGACGCTGCTAGCTGGCAGCGGGGCTGGCGCGCTGCCAACCGGCTCGAGGAAGATCGACTCGATCGCGCCTATGATAGGTGAGGTGGTAGTAAAACTACTACCTGTGGTAGTAATTCTATGAGGTAGAAAATCAGTGCTAATTCAATAGGTTAGGGCGGAGCCCCGGCCCGCGGCTAACCCATTGATCTTAAACACATCTTTTTTGCATCTAGACGAAAGAATCCTGTTGACCACTGGGGTGCGATGCCCTATATTATATGTATCAACTGAGGAGAACAGACATGGACCTCAAGCACCTCGCCCGCCTGATGCTCAATGATGCAGAGCAAAACTGCGAAGACCTTGCGTGGGCCAATGAACTCTCGCGCGTGGGCGAGCGTCTCCTCGAAGTGGGGCAGCCTTTCGGTCCTCGCAGGTTCCGTGACCTCTCCGAGCGTGAGCGTTGGGTCGCTGCCTATGCCGCTCGCGCCTATGGCCTCCTCCCAGCGTGAAAGGGTCCAAAATGAAGAAGCTCTACCGCCGAAAAAACCGAGACAATTCAAAGGGTTAGGGGCGGGCCCCGGCCCCCGGCTAACCCCTTGAAACTCAACGCAAAAAATAATGCTTGCGCTAACGCGAAACTGCTGTATAGTGAGTCCATCAACAGGGAGATACCCATGCAAGATCCGAATCGCGAAACTCTCGACAACGTCATCGACGAAATGGTCCCCGACGTCGACCAGTGGACTCGTGAGGAAACCATCTATTGGTTTGCGAGCGAATACCACTCGGGGCAGCGTTCCAACCTGTACAGCGTGCTCAGCACGTCGCCCTTCAATCCCGGCCCGATGGCCAACGGCCCTTCGGACTGGGAGTCCTCGGATCTGCTGCAGCGCTTGGTCGAGCACTTCGGGAAGTAAGGCCCACAAAATCCCTAGCCCTTTCAAAGGGTTAGGGGCGGGCCCCGGCCCCCGGCTAACCCTTTGATATCGCACACAAAAAATAATGCTTGCAGGGATCGCAAGTTTCTATATAGTGCCGCCATCAACAAGGGAGACGAAAAATGGTTGTTGCGAATCTTCACGAAGTCAATCTGGGTCGCGGGATGATCTATACGTCGCTGACTCCGGAGCCTGTCGAGAAGGTGCTCGAGAAGGTTTTCACGCACCCGATCTACGGAAAATACGCGAGCGAGCTGGAGTGGGTTCGCACGCGACAGGTTGTCCTGAACGCGAACACGGGGGAGAACAAGTCGCACCCGGTCACAAAATTCCTCCGCTGACCCTAAAAAGCTAAGCCTTTTCAAAGGCTTAGCACCGGGCCCCGGCCCCCGGCTAACCTATTGATATCGCACGCAAATTTAGTTGCGTAGGTTCTCGTCCTCCGCAATGCTGATGGCACGGAGGATGGCCACCCTCCGACTCTGCTCCATGGTGCGGGCGGGGACGTCGAGGACGAAGGCTAGACGGCTGCCGCAGGTGAAGTGCCACGACCAGCACCCGCGCGCGGAGTGGACGGGGACGGGGTTGAGGGTGAGGTTGTGGGCTTCGAGGTTCATGGAGGACTCCCTTGATTGACTATCGCTAGACTAGACTGCCTTCCTAGACTTTGCAAGAGAAAAAATTATCGTTAGATATCAAGCACTTGGCGGCGGGCCCCGGCCCCCGGCTAACCCGTTGATATCGCACGCAAAAATAAAGGTTGACTTGCGTGTTGGCTCTGCTAGTTTTGAATACCCACATAGGAGATGACTGATGGTTGATCTTGATCTTGAATACCACGTCGCGCGCTTCGTCGCGTTCCACACGCGCGCCTTCGGCGAGGCTCCCTCCGCCGAGGTGATGGCCGAGCTGACCGACGTGGAGGCAGCGGTCGAGGCGTGGGACAACCTGCACGCCTACCTCACCGACTGCGACGAGGGGGGTCGCGATAGCCTCGGGGGTTGGTCAGACTGACCCTAAAAAGCTAAGCCTTTTCAAAGGCTTAGCACAGGGCCCCGGCCCCCGGCTAACCCATTGATATCTCACGATAATTTCTGAGGTTGCCATTTAGGCGATCCCTGATACCCTTGGTTCCTGGGAGGCGGGCGAAGAGGTCAGTTGAGGGGTATGCTACCTGCGGTAGTAATTCAACGACTGGTAGTAATTCGACGACTAGGTAGAAAAGTGGTTGACTCTCTAGCGTATTCTGCTAAGTTCCCATTCTCACCAAGGAGGTCGCGATGTTCGAGGAAGCCGTCAACGATCCCACCCTCTGGCAGGGTTACGAGGAGTGGCTGGACTCTCAGGAGGCCGAGGAGGCCGAGCTGGACAGGCAGGCCGACTATTTCTTTCACCTGCTCTCCTTGGAGGAAAGCTAAGCCCTTTCAAGGGCTTAGCGCCCGGCCCCGGCCCGCGGCTAACCTATTGAAACTCAACGAAAAAATAGTTGTTGCATGAGGCAAGATTTCGGGTAAGATACACCTATCAACGACGGAGAAACGAATTTGGGCGGGCGAAAGCCCTGCCGACCCCGGCGAAAGCCGGTGCCTAGTCGTCCAAGTAAGGACGCCGCAGATGGCGGAAATGCAGGTGCAAGGCCTGTCTAGGGGAACGTCGGTTAGGCCTCACGGTTGCAAACGTGAGGCCCCCACTACATTTGGGCGGGCGAAAGCCCTGCCGACCCCGGCGAAGACGTCTTCGCAACTGGTGCCCCAGTCGTCTAAGTAAGACGCTGTAAACTGTGGAAATGCAGGTAGTACCCTTCATATGGAAGGCCTAGTCCTGCCTGGGGGAACGTCGGTTAGGCCTCACGGTTGCAAACGTGAGGCCCCCAATACTTATGGAGCGTTCGTCTAGTGGCCTAGGATAGCGGAACTTCACTCCGTTGACAGGGGTTCGAATCCCCTACGCTCTACCAAAAACTAAGCCATATCAAGGGCTTAGGGCGGAGCCCCAGCCAGCGGCTAACCCTTTGAAATTCAACGAAAAAATAGTTGTTGCAACTCTGCGCGGATAGTGTAGAGTGTGCTCATCAACAAGGGAGAACGATATGCCTCGCAAGAACACGACCTTGCTTCTCGAAATGGTGGCGGAAGGGACGATCGACAAGGACGCCCTGATCCAGGCCTGCCTCCTGTGGATGTCGGAAGATGAGGTCACCGAAATGGCGAAGAGTAACGAGTTCCTCGAGTCCGATTACGACGAAGATGACGAGATGTATGAGTCGAAGGACGATGACCATGACTCGGCGATGACTTCGGCTGGCTGGGGAACCGACGAGGACTACGGCTACTCGGGAGATGTGGACGACGGAACCTAAGCCCTTTCAAGGGCTTAGGCCCGGGCCCCGGCCCGCCGCTAACCCATTGATATCTCGCTCAAAATTAGTGGTTGACGCATAGGATGAACATGATAAATTCAGAACTCAACAAAGGAGACAAGCAATGACGGATCTCGAGCAGGCTGTGGCAGAATACTCCGACTTCTACAAGGACACGTTTGGCTATCGTCCTCGCGGCGTGACGTTCCAGACGCTCGCAGAGGTCAATGCGGCTATGAATAGCCTCTTTACCTACTGGGAGGAAAACGAGCCTGCCCTCGACGGGCGTCTAGAGGAGGAGAACTAAGCCATGATCGTTGCAATCGGGTTGGCGATATTGTGGGTATTGGTACTTGTTTTCCTTGCGGGGATTTATGTAGGCCTTTGCTTGTCTGAGGATGATTATTGCGGTAAGTATTGCTCGCACGCGTTCGAGGTTGCGGAGAAGGAGGCCGAGCCATGAGCGACATCTACCGGGAATTTCAAGTTGATGTTCTACGAGACTCCGAGAACGCAGGCCCCACCGCAGCGGAGATGAATATGGCGCAGGAGATCAAGCGACTCCGCGCTGAGGTGAAGGAGCAGGCTCGCCTCCTGGGCGTGAGCGCAGCGCTGGAGGTGAAGCTGCGTAATCGCATCGAGTTGCTAGAGTGGGCGATGGTGAACACGCCACAAGCCATGTAGCGAAATCGCTAACCCCGTCAAGGGGTTAGCCCCCGGCCCCGGCCCGCCGCTAACCCTCTGAAACTCAACGCAAAAATAATGCTTGCATGGTGCGCGGATTAGAGTAAGATACACCTATCAACAACGGAGAAACGAAATGAAGCGGTTTGTGTTTGTGATCGAAAAGGACCCCGTCTCCCTCGCGACGGACAAGCAGATGGTGTTCGCGCAGGATTTCCGTGCAGCCTGCGAGCGCGTTCAGGATATCCTGTTTGCGTGGAACATCAATGCCGAGAGCATCAAGGAGGTGCAGGAATATGACGCGTGAAACCCTGCGAGACGAGCTTCAGATGGCACACGACCTTCTGGATCTCATGGCCGATCCGCTACTCGAGACTCCGCGTCTCGACTACCTGTTCGGGGTTTTCAATAAGGCGCAGAGCCTTTATGAGTCCGGGCAGTTCGATAGGGCAAGTGAGTTTCTCAATTCCTTCTGGAGGGCAGTAAAGTGAGCGAACTGGAAATGAAGCGCAAGGTGGCCGAGCACTACAAGGCGCTGGCGAATCAGTCGGACGATCCTGATCGCAAGGCGCATTATGACCGGGAGTTCGAGCGCGCGGCCCGCGACTACAATCGTCTTCTAATGCGAGGGAGGCGATAAAAAAGCTAACCCCGTCAAGGGGTTAGCCCCCGGCCCCGGCCCGTCGCTAACCTATTGAAATCTCACGTTTATTTTTTCTGGACAAGTCCTTAGTTCCTGCATATGATCACAGCATAAAGTTTTGAAGGAGCAACCATGCGTAAAGACATGAACAAGGTTCTGGTGGAGCGTCCCCGGCGAGGCGGTTACGGCACTCGAAAGGGTCGGAAGGCCGATCACGATCTGCTTCCGAGCAAGGAGGGGATGCGCGCGCCCCATGTCCGTAACTGGGGCGGCAAGGAGCTGAACGAGAATCTGTCGCCGCTGCGCCGGTTCATCGAGAGTCGTGTCGGGCGGCTCTGGGACAAGGTTTACAGCGAGATCTGCGAGAACCTGCGTGCCGACAACACCGTGCAGCAGCACGTTAGGGATCATGTCGAGGACTTCGTTGCGATCCGCACCTCGATGGTCGATGGCGAGGTCGTCATCTACCACAAGTATCGCTCCCCCATCCTGCTGAAGAACAGCTTCATCGGACTGTATGTGCATCCGGTTACCGGCGTCCTCCTTCGCAATAAGATGAAGCTGACCCGTCGGCAGGAGAGGAAGGTCTGGAAGGATCAGAAGGCGGCCGAGGAGGCCAGCAAGATCCATGTCGCCAAGGATGGAACGGAATATCGAAAGGTTGACGGACTCTGGTATGAGGTGCTTTGGGGCGAGGTCACCGGAACGGAGATCCGCCGCATGGAGAGGGACAAGATCGTTACCATCATCATCCCCTACTCCCGACAGGATATCTTCACCGACAAGTGGCATGACAAGATCGGTGACCTCTACAGGAGCGGCAAGCTGCAACTTTCCAAGAAGGAACTGCGGGATCTCGGTCTCGCCAATGGGTGAAAAAAGCTAACCCCGTCAAGGGGTTAGCCCCCGGCCCCGGCCCGTCGCTAACCCTTTGAAACCACACAACAATTTCTGGTCTTGACCCTACCCCTACCTATGGTATCCTTCTTTCTAGGCGGGCATAGGGCCAGCCACTTGTCAAAGCCTACCTCTGGTAGTATTTAGACGACCGGGTAGAAAAGTGATTGACAAGTAACAATTAGACCTGTAAGGTAGACACATGATGAATGATTTTCCGATTGCTTCCGCAGAAACCCGTCGCCTCCACTCCCAATGGATTAGGAAGCGTGACAAGTGGCGTAACGACTACAACGAGGTCTCTAACTGCATCCGAGCGACCAAGGCTATCCTTCGTCGTTTCCCGGATGACAGGTTCGCCCAGATTACTATCCGTTCTCTGCGTCAGAGCGCCAAGGAGTTGATGTGGACTCGCCGCCGGATCAAGAGCTTCCTCCGAGGGACAGCATATCCTTGGGCTCCGCGTGAGGCTGTCGAGCGAGCAAATAGCTAAGTCCTTTCAAGGGCTTAGCGCCCGGCCCCGGCCCGCCGCTAACCTGTTGACATCTAACATCTTTTTTCTTCTAGACATCTGCCTCGGACCCTGATAATATGTTTACAAGATGAGAAACGCACTAGACCCTGATGTCATACTTCGACCGGATGGGTGGTATTGGTTCGACCCTAGTGGAAACTTGATTGGCCCCTATGAGTCTCGAGCCGAGGCTATCTATGCGGGTCGATATGAGGAAGATTTCTCTACGGAGTATGAAATTGATTAGTGCAAAAACGGCTGCAAGGCTGTATGATATTCACCAGTATAAAACTGCAACCCCAAGAGGAGTTAAGGTAGATGTATGTGTATGAAGTCACGACGGAGAGCATGGACGGTATGCACGTTCTGGGTAAGTTCAACAGCCTCGAAGAGGCTAAGACGTTTGCCACAAACTGGCTGGGCAGGAATGCGGAGTGGGTGAACTCCCACAAGGCTATCGACTGCTTCGGCGGTGTTCTCAGGATCGAGAAGTGGCTTGAAGATGTGGGGGCTGATAGCTCAGTTGGTTAGAGCGGGCCGCTCATAACGGTCTGGTCGGGGGTTCAAGTCCCTCTCGGCCCACCAATTCTAAAACCTCGCTGCCCGAGGTTCTCCCGCTGGGTTAGGAAGGCAGCAATTTCAACCACTTAGGGCTGGGCCCCGGCCCGCCCCTAACCCCTTGATATCTCTTGCAAATTTTCTTGTTGATCTAACTCTCCGTTATGGTAAGATCCTTCCATGAATTGGATGGCGCTAATCAAGTGGGCAGGGACAGGGCTAGTTCTCGCCGGTATCGGTTTGACTAGCGCCAATGTCTGGTTCCCTCTGAACCTGTGGCTGGGATTTGCTAGCTGCGTCTTGTGGGGCTACGCTGCCATAAAGATGCGCGAAAATGCCCTGCTACTCATTGAAATTGTTGCGGGTATCATGTATCTTGCAGGTATCCTCAACGCACACATGGGTGCCTAGCTCAATTGGTAGAGCATCGGTCTTTTAAATCGAGGGTTGTGGGATCGTGCCCCACGGCACCCACCAAAATCTAAAGGAGAAAAAAATGTTTATTACTCGACAGTCTCAATGGTCCGGCATCACCCGGACTCTCGACATCCCCGTTACCCACGAGCAGCTCTATGAGTGGCAGCAGCGTGGCGCAATGATTCAGAACGCTATGCCTAACCTGACGGCTGCGCAGCGTGAATTCCTTATGACTGGAGTCACCGAGGAAGAGTGGAAGGAGATGTGGGGCAAGGAGGACGAGGATGCCTAAGTTTAGGATCAAGTTCGGCTTGTTTAATGTTGACATGACAGAGGAAGTAATCGAGGTTGAAAGCCTTGAAAAGGCTGAGGAAGTGGCCTATGAGGCTGCTATGGGAGTAGCAGAGGGTTGGCTAATGAGCGAGGCCGAGGAAATTAGCGACGAAGAGGCAGAGGAAACCTAAGCCATTTCAATGGCTTAGGGCCCGGCCCCGGCCCGCGGCTAACCCCTTGAAATCTAACATCTTTTTTGTGCTTGCAGTCTCTGCCCATTGTGATATGATCCCCCCATGAAAAAGCTATTCATCTTTGACCTCGACGGCACCGTTATCGACTCTGACCATCGGACGCCTCGTCTGCCGGATGGTAGCGTCGATGTCCATGCGTTTCTTGCGCTAAAGACGCGCAAGACCGTGTTTCGTGATACGCTTCTGCCTTTGGCCCGCACCATGCGACTTGCTAATCGCGATCCCGATACTACGGTCGCGGTTTGCACCTCGCGGACCATGCACGATATGGATCTGCATTATCTCAAGTTCCATCGGCTGGATCACGATATCATGCTTCATCGCATCAAGGGTGACTTTGACACGCCCGACGCTGCGCTTAAAACGGGGCTTATCAAGCCGCTGCTCGACAAGTTCCGGTCGGTCGTTATGTTCGACGATAACCTGTCGGTAATCGAAGCTATCCGCGCGCTCGGGGTTCGCGTAATCAATTCCACCCACCATAACAGGCGGCTTGCTGCCATGAAAGGATAATATAAAATGAAGATTTACGAACTCTTAATTCTCGACGCCGAGGATGTTAGGGATTTTGCTTACCACGCGGAGCGACTTTTTTTCTCTAGCGTAGAGCAGGCGGAGAGCTACCAAAGGCAGCATTTCCAGAACCCTAACCTTTTCTGGAAGGTTAAGGAATACACGCTGGATTCTGACGACGAGTCTAAGACCATTGCCGGGAACTGGACTAGGGCCGGACTGGTTCAATACTACGGGGCAAAAACCTAAGCCTTTTCAAGGGCTTAGGGCCCGGCCCCGGCCCGCGGCTAACCCATTGATTTTGGCTGTTTCTTTTCTCTAGACAACGGATCGGGCTGAGGGTATATTCACAACATGAGCAACGCACAGAAGAAAGTGAACTACACCGACGAGCAGGTCAGCCTGCTTCGTTCCCTGTATGCCGAGAAGGGCAACGCCGGTCTGGATGAGATCGCCAAGACTCTCGATAAGAGCGTCCGCAGCGTTCGCGCCAAGCTGGTTCGCGATGGACTCTACATCGCGCCCGACAAGCCTGTCAAGCAGGCTAAGGAGGAGGGGCCTTCCAAGAAGGAGCTGCTCCTGACCGTGGAGTCCAAGGGTTTCGACCCGAAGGGCTTCGAGGGTGCCACCAAGGAGGCCATTGGCCGCCTGATCGGTCTGCTCGGCTGATCTTCCAACCTAGGGAAAATCCCGCGGCTAAAAACCGCGGGATTTCAACACGTTAACGCGGAGCCCCGGCCCGGCGCTAACCCATTGATATCTAATGAAGTTTTCGGCTTGCTAAAGGCCCGAGCATATGATAAGGTAAGGAATGCTTCTCAAGAATATTACCAAAACCATGCAGCGTATCAGCGACGAAGTCGTCTGTGGCATTGCCGAAGATTTTGTCCTTGACGCCGACAAGCTAGATCCTCCGGTGGTGCTAGTCTATAGCGGCAACAGGCTGCCCGGGGATGATAAGGACTGCATTGGGGTTTATGATCCCGAGGCTAATGAGATTCTGGTAACTATCCCAGAGGGTTCGGTGTATGAGGAATACCGTAAGTTCAGCTCTAGCCCGGTAATCGGTAACTATACCTCAAAAGATTCTAATCGTCTTCTACGGGTTCTCCTGCTTCACGAACTGGCACATTGGATGGTGGATCATGTTATGAAGAAGCATACCCACAAGCACAATAAGATCTTCAAAGTGTGCTATGCCTACCTCCGCGAGAAGTATCGGCTCACGTAATCCTAAGCCATGTCAATGGCTTAGGGCGGAGCCCGGGCCCGCGACTAACCCCTTGAAACTACACAGAAAAAAATAGTTGACTAGGCCGATGGTTATGGTAGAGTGTGACTCATGAAAACCGTGTTTGTTGTCATGGACTGCGAAACGACTAAGCGCAACGGTCTAGTCTTTGATTTTGGCTGGACTAGCTTTGATCGTGCTGGCAAGGTCTATGGGGAGGGCTCCTTCATCGCTAAGGATGTTCTCGCCCTCGACAATCCCTTTTACAAGTCGAAGGTCGCCCGTTATTGGGACATGGCTTATAACCGGGAGATCATGCCTCTTACCTTCGCAGAAATCCGCGAAAGGTTCAACACACATCTAAAGGAGATTCTGGATGGACGCAACAAGCCTATTCTCTGCGCTTATAATGCTGCCTTCGATACTCGAGTCCTCGCGGAAACTAGCTGGAAGATGCTGGAGAAGCGTTTCCTCGACCATCGAGTCCATTTGCTCGATATCTGGGATGCGTGGGCAACAAACTGCCCGAAGCGTTACACGGCAGAAGTCAGCCCGTCCGGTAATGTCCGCACAACGGCGCAAAGCGTTTATCGCTATGAAACAGGCCAGCCCGCGTTCGAGGAAGCACATATTGCGTTTCCTGACACGCAAATCGAAAGGGTGATTCTCGAAAAGGTTCTTCGTCGCAAGAAGAAGCTGCCGATTGTGGATCATCCTAGCCAGTTCCATAGCCGTCCGTGGAAAAAGGTGCAGGAGCGTGTCAAGCTTAAAGATGTGCCTCGGGAACTGTTTCCGGCCTAAAAAAGCTAACCCCGTCAAGGGGTTAGCCCCCGGCCCCGGCCTGCCGCTAACCCATTGATATCTCACGCAAAAAATAGTTGTTGCAGGGAGCAGGGTTCAGGGGTATAACTAGACCTGTGAGCGGCACCGAGGGTGCAGCAAGATGAAAAAAGAAGTTGACGAGTTGCGAGAGGCTTGATAGAATATAAAAACGATAGGGAAGGCAGCTCCTTTATGCGCCACCGGCCCAAGAGTTTCCGGCTTTTGCTCTGGGGTCCGTGTAACAAAGCCGGAAATTGAGTTTATAGCTTCCGAATGAGTGTGGACGCACGAAAATGCGGTCCTTTGCCGAGGGCGAATTACTAGGGCGGCAACCCTACTATAGATCTGCACTCAGTCGAAAGCTATAAATAGAGCTTATGACGGCATGGAGCAATAATCCACAGCGACGCTAGATTGGCATTAGCCTTGATGCGTTATCCGTAGCCAGTCGGAACCGTCACCAAATTGCAAGTGTGGATGTAGTGAAAGCAAGGCCTCGAAAACCTTGTGAGCCAAACGGTTCAAGTCCGTATAAATTGGGTTCTTGGCAAGTAACTACTAGCACCACGCACCTCTAACCTGAGCTAGACAGGTAAAATGGTTCCGAATGAGGGAGGCGGAACGCTTGCAACCTTCCCTGGGTTTTCTTGTTTTTTCAAGAGGTTAGACCCGGCCCCGGCCCGCCGCTAACCTATTGAAAATCAACGCAAAAATAAAGGTTGCGTAGGGTCTGGGATGTGGTATCTTACGCCTATGAGATTTCCTCGCGCCCGAGAGGTGAAACCGGGCCGACAAAGGCAGCAGCGAAGTGCGCCAAAACCTCTTGACGAAAGCCGATGTCTGGGTTAGTATACAGACACAACGGAGATGCGACAGGTCCGATGAACTCTGCCGCCCTACAAGTTGGAGTTACCACTATGGCCGAGAAGGCTAAGAAGGTCAATTATTCCGACGAGGATGTTACCAAGCTCCGCACCATGTATGCGGAGATGGGTAACGACGGACTGGACGAGATCGCTAAGACTCTCGGCAAGTCCCTTCGCTCCGTGCGTGCGAAGCTCGTGAGGGATGGTCTTTATGTGGCTCCCGAGAAGTCTGCTAAGGCTCCGAAAGAGGATGGTCCTTCCAAGAAGGAACTCCTGAAGGAGCTGAGCGAGAAGGGTTTCGATCCTTCGGGCTTCGAGGGTGCTACCAAGGACGCGATCAAGCGGGTTATCTCGCTGGTCGCTTGACCCTTGGAGGGGCTGGCGTTAGCGGCCCCTCCACTCTACAACCAAACCCTGCGAGAAATCGCAGGGTTTTTTGTTGCAAATTTTTCAACAATTTCAACCACTTAGGGCCGAGCCCCGGCCCGCCTCTAACCCCTTGATTAAAAATGGATTGTTTCGTGCTTTTCATGGATATAGGTAACGTCTACCTGACAGATCTTAAACTTACCCTTCCCTGTCTTTAGAATGTCTTCTCTGTCACCAGGATGGCCGCCGCTATTCAAATAATTTAGATCCCTCTGAGCAGTATGTATACTGTAATACCTTTTGGCATCCTTAAAATTCTTTGAAAAAATAAGTCCGTCAGTAAGATAGAGGCTGTATTTATTCCCCACATAATACAGACCGTTAGTCTTCCTAATAACATAGCAAACGTTAGCTGTAGGGGTAAGAGAGTGCGGCTTGGTGTTGGACTTAAAAGTTTTCTGAGGCATAGGGCTAAACTATCATATCACCACACCCAGTCAAGCCCAAAAACTATAACAATTTCAACCACTTAGGGCCGAGCCCCGGCCCGCCTCTAACCCTTTGAAATCTCTTGCAAATTTTCTTGTTGACCAGCGGTCCCGATATGATAGATTACGTCCATGAAGTGGTTTGAACGTCTCGCACGTTGGGTAGAGCATCGTGGCGGTATGCGCGAACTCTATCGTCCCCATCCCGTAACCGGCCAGCCGACGCTCTATATGCGTCGATTTTACCTCGCAAAGACTCCGTTTGGCGAGGCTATGCTACACCAGTTTTTCATGGGCGACGAGGGCGGTCTGCATGACCATCCTTGGTTTAGCTTCGGTCGTATTCTCGCGAAGGGATATCGGGAGCATCTCTGCGAGAAGGTGGAGAACGGCGCGCCTGTCGGCGAGTTTGTGGTCGAGCGTCGCCCCGGCGATTGGGGCTGGCGTCCTGCCGGTATCTCGACTCGAGATAACTCGCGCGGCTTTCACCGAGTCGAACTGCGTCCCGGCGAAGAGGGTCAGGTGTGGACTCTTTTCGTTACTGGTCCCCGCAAGACGGTGTGGGGATTTCTGAGCGAGAACGGATGGATTCCATTCTCGGAATACTTCAAGAAGGACGGAACCTCTGCGAAGCAGGCTACCCCGGATCAATACCGGGGCTGGTTCTTCCCGAGAAAGGTGGCCTAAAAAAGCTAACCCCATCAAGGGGTTAGCACCCGGCCCCGGCCCGTCGCTAACCTCTTGAAACGACACACAAAAATAATGCTTGCAACCCTTATAGTCTATGGTATCTTACGCCCATGGAACCAGAACTTGAAATGTATTTCCGAATCCACACCGGCGGGACAGTCGTAACCATTGGGCCTGACGAAGACGGACTTGGGCTAATTAAGATCGAGGAGGATGGTAGATATCTCTATCTTAGTAAGGATGTTGCTAGGCTGCTCGTTAAGGCTGTAACGCGACTCTGCGAGGAG